GATGCCCCCCTATAATCCCCCCATACAGTATATCCACCTTTAAACGTGAGTTTGTACAACATGAGTAAAAAATTCTTTGATAAAATCGCAAGATTTGGGGAGGGGAGGCTCTCCGCTCAAGCCCCTTATGACTATGGGTCTCATGCGTCAGACCTTGGAACTAACGCGTCATACTATGCAGCCTCCGTTAAGGCTGTAAAGGAGGAGAAAGGGACGCTAAACGTCAACTATGACGCAGAATCCCGCGTTAAAGTGTTCAAGGAGTCTGCGTACACCTCTGAACTTACATCTTGGATGGGGAAACAGGGGTGGTGCATTGAGGACATAGAATATATATCTTCGGCTACAGAGGGGTATCCTTACCCAGCCCAAGCTAAAGTGATATTCACTGACAAAGAAGGAATCCTCTGGAGAATCCCCGCAGCATCCCTAAAGAGGGAGATGAAGGAGGATATGTGCGTCCTAGGCGGCGTGTATGAGGTGTGGAGCGGAGATGTTCCCTTGTATGTAGGGAAGTCCTTAGATTTGAGAAGTCGTCTTAGAGTGCATCTGAGCGACCCCACTAAGTTCTACACCGAAGATATTAGATACAAAGTTACAGATGTAAGGATAACACAGTTGCCTGATTGCATGATGCACATCGTTGAGATGCAGCTTATTGCAAACCTATCCCCGCTGTTCAATAAGGACAGCGTTCCCCTTAACCCACTGCCGTATGAAATAACAACCCCAGACAGCGTAACATTAGCAGGATGGGAAAAACTTTATAAACTTAAATAGGTGAAAACTATGAGCCATAAACAATCTAAACTTCTGCGTAAACTGATTGGCTTCGTTCCTTCTGCGGAACGTGAATACAACGACAAGGTTGTTAAAACAGTTGCTGTGCCCAATGGGCGACTGAATGAAGATGGTACGGAGCAATTCAACTTTGTTCCTCACATCCTGCGTACATCCATGGGTAAACGGGCAGCTTACCAGAAAGGTAAGAAATACTTTTAAGAGGGCATCATCATGTCAACGTCTCTCATTGTCATTACAATAGCGTTACATTCCCTGTTCGTAGTACACGAAAATCCGGGGTACATGGAAGTTGGAGAAGGGTGTGTCATTGAACGCACTGGCCAACCTACCATCGTAGTTAACGGCACCTGTAGTGATTATGTACAGGCGTTGATTGATGAACATGTGAAGGCTCATCCAGACCTTCCATATAACATCGTTCTCAATGGGAACGAATTGAATAAGGTGTAATAATGTTAACAATCTGGTTGATAGGGTTTATTGTACACTTATTGTTAGGGATTGTAAGCAATCTTAATAATAAGAAGTACACAACTGGCGTTATCACAGCAAGCATTCTCATAGCCTCTGCACTGTGGCCAATATCATTGCTGTGGTGGGGGGTTGAATCCGCATTGAAAATGTTCAGAGTGTAACAATGCTATCATCATTCCTGTGTGCTGACGATAACTATTGTTAAAACGCTCTGTAACGCATCACAAGAGCACTTTAACCATGAGGGTATACGTTGGTATGCCTTCATTCTAAAGTGTCCTGTAGAGGCTCCTGTGGGCCTTAAAATCAATCAACCTAAAGAGGTGACTAATGAGTCAGTATAGAAAGCTCACTAATGCTCGTCTGGAAGTAGACCAGATTATTGTAGCTCACAATCCGAAAAGCCGTGTGCTGAATGTGCCTAATGGCCTGTTCTGCAAAGTGATTAGTAAAGCAGCAAAAAGTGTTAAAGTGCAGGTGTTAGGCACAAAGACAGAGCTGCGTTTTAGCACTGAAACAGAGGGGGCTTGGGCCTATGACCCATCCTCTGCTGATACTAATGTCTATGTCAATTGCAGCGACTTCAATGCATGGCCGCGCTTCACCCCTCGTATGCAAGCTGAGGGCTGGCAAGGCAAGGTGTTTAAGTTTGACAGTGCAGAGCTACACCTTGACCGCGATGAGCGCTCACAGGGCTTTGGGCTAACGCTGTTACGGCATAAAGGGGAAACCATCGACCCAGATACAAACCAGCCGTACACTAACAACTTCCTCATGTCCTCCATCTTCCCGGCTGAGGCCCCTGAATGGCGCATTCCTCGTGCTGAACGCATGGGAATTGGTGCGGTAGAGCTGCCTCTGCCCCCAAAGCCTGTAAGCGTTGAGCATCAAGAGGTAATTGACAAGCTGACACCTACGCTCAACGCTTTACGTGAAAACCATCGTTCTAACGTATCTTTCTCTCGTCACAATGCAGAGTTGACGGAGACTAGCAAGAGCACAGGACAAGCGTGTCATGCAGATTTACAACGTGAATGTACAGTGCGTAATGTGGCGTATGTCACCACCATTGGCATCAACGATGTAAAAGATAACAACGGGTGGGTGAAAGGGAAAGCAAGCGATGAGGCCACTGACCTGTGGATTACCTACCTCACCAGCTACAGTCCGTATGCTGACGCATTCCTCACTAAAGACCCTGAATACATTAAGAAATATGGCTATGTATTAACAGCCGATGTTCCTAATTGCATTCTGGTGGGGGCGTGCTTTGCCACTCGTCAAATCTGGGAGAAACCAGCACGAGCTGAGGGCTTCCTTGAGCTGTACAAAGCTGGCATTCCTCTGGATGTTGCCTTTGTGTTTGGCTGTCAAACCAGCGAATACGCAAATGGTAAGATGAAGCTGGCAGAGTACGGTAATGGGCACAGCCACCTGAATAACAGCGGCCTGTCTGACAAATGCATCCTCAATTTCATCAAGCACACCCCTGAACGCGCTGGTAAGAAGAAATACAGCGAAAGCTTCAATGCGTCTGGCAGTAATGACTATGGCGTAGATGGGATGTGGAGCAAAGACTTCAAGGAGAATAAATCCAAGATGTTCGGTAAGCTCAGTGGTGTTAAAGGTGGCGGTCAGTGGGGGGCTTCGCTTCCTATTGATGAATGTGTAGACCGGGTGTGTGATTTAATTGAAGACTGGATGGCTAAGCACGGGGTGTGATATGGGTAAATTTAAAGTAGGAGATCGTGTTGTTCCGACCGTGGGGGTGAGGAAGGAGTTTGACTACAACGATTTCGGAGAAGGCTGGGGAGAAGTAACTCACACAGGTTATAAATACAGGCCAGACTTCGAGTACCATGTTGAATGGAAAGGAGGACGCCCCGCCAGCTACAACGAAGAGCATCTAGAACCGTACATTATCGATTTGGAGAACAAATAAATGAAAAAAGTATTTATTGTGTTTGAATTGAATACTTGGGCAGAGCCTGCTACATGGGATGTCTATAGGGTATACGAGGATAAGAAAGCAGCAGAGGCTTTCTACTACAAGGATTGGCCACGTAATTCAGGAAGATACCGTTTAGGCACCTGGGAGATTTCAAAATGAAAAATGTATTCATCGTAGGCACTTCCTTCTTCCATCAATTCCATTCAATGTACACTAAGCGCGGCTATACAATCGTAGACAGCATTGACGAGGCCGACATTGTACAATTCACAGGGGGAGCTGACATTTCCCCCAAGTTTTACAATCAACATGAACACCCCACCACTTTCACTTCTCCGGGGCGTGACCGTGAGGAATACGCAGCCTTTGTAGAAGGCAAGCAGAAGGGCAAGTTCCTTGCTGGCGTATGTCGTGGGGGACAGCTCCTCAATGCCCTGTCTGGCGGCAACATGTATCAGGATGTTAAGGGGCATGGCATTCATGGCACTCATGACATGCTGGATGTAGAGACAGGCAAGCTGGTGCCAGTGTCCTCTCTTCACCACCAGATGATGATTGTTGGAGAGCGTGGCATTCTTCTAGGCAAGAGCAGTGTTATGCGCAGCTCTCGTAAATTCATGATGACTCCTGCCCATGAAGAGCCGGGGGAAGTGGTGGATGTAGATACAGATGTGGAAGTGGAGGCTTGCTTCTACCCCTCCACTAAAGCTTTCTGCTACCAGCCACACCCTGAGTTTGTAAGTTCAGACCATCCATGTCAGCAATGGTATTTCGATAAACTGGAGGAGTTGTATGCCCAAGTTTAAAGCGGGGGATATGGTTTTCTTTGCCCCAAATAAATTAGAGGGGACATCCACTGAAACAGTTTGTGGATTATCAGGCCCTATGAAGCACGCTTTAAGCAAATGCGAAATGGAAGTTATCGGGGGAAATGGTGAGTACGAAGGGTGTGTACTCCTGCACTCCACTCTTTTCGGAATGTATACGAATTGGTGGTTCCACGAGGACGACCTTGAATTCTTCAATACTTCTTTAGAAAATAAATAAGAGAGGTTTAATTTGTGCGGACTCGTTGGACTGGCAGGAGACATCTCATTTAAAGAAGAGAAAGTGTTTAAAGACCTTCTCTTGTTAGATGTTATCCGTGGGAAGCATTCCACTGGCATTGCTTCATTGCATAAGATTGGGAATGAATTCAAGACAGCTGTGTTTAAGGACAAACTTAACGCTGTTGACTTCATGGATTTAAAAGGCTTCTCTGATTTGATGGCTAAGAAGCATCACATCCTTATTGGTCACAATCGCTGGGCCACTAAGGGGGCCATCATTCAGGAGAATGCCCATCCGTTTGAATTCCCTAATATTATTGGGGCACACAACGGAAGCCTTCTCTCCCAATACACCCTGTTCGAGCAAGAGAAATACGCAGTGGACAGCCAAGCTGCATTCTCTGAGCTTAATCAGAATGGTGTAGCTTCTCTGTGGGGCAAGCTGAATGGGGCAGCAGCCTTAACGTGGATTGATAAAACAGATAACACTGTTAACTTCCTGCGCAATAAAGAACGTCCTCTGTGGTTTACTACAGCTAACAAAGGGCGCACTCTGGTGTGGGCTTCTGAATTCTGGATGATTCATGTAGCCTGTGGGCGTCAAGACTTAAAGCTTGATGAAGCCCCCCGTGAAGTGCAGATTGATATGCACTATAAATTCACTCTCCCTGAAAAAGCAACCGACATTGTGGACTGGACGACCACTAAGGTTGCGCCGTATGTAGCCCCAAAGTGGTCGGGAAGCTATTACGGAAATTACAGCAGAAGCTGGGGGGAAGAAGACAAGTGGCTCGACAGAGAAGGCGTAAACACCGGTGAGTTTGTAGAATTTACAGTGGACACCATTCGTGATTTTGTACAGAACGGGGCCAACTATGTAGACATCATCGGTAAAACTCTCAAAGATGTTCCTATCCGCATCACTCAAGTAAGACTGGATGTTCATGATGATTTAGTCACTGAGATGTGGGCAGAAGATAAAATGGTGTTCACCGCTAAGGTGAATTACTCAGGGCAGGCAGGGCTATATCTATCTATCCATACAGCGGATAAATGTTATTATACGCTAGAGGATTTAGAAGAGGCTGCCTTAGCTGAAAGTAAGAAGGAGGAACAACTCCCAGCGGGGGTGAAGTTTCATAAGTTCAATTATAAAGTGGGTTGCTCGTATTGCCGCACGTTAGTGAAGGAGTATTACACCTCTCCTGATGCCCACATTTGTTGTAAGACCTGTTGGGAAGATATCAAAGGGCTGACCAGTGAACAGCGTAGCCGCCTCCTTCCCGGATGCCGTGTAAAAACTTTATCAAATTAATGCTATCATCAAACATTGGAGTATATCATGTCTAAAATCTTAATTGGTGCTGACCCGGAAATTTTTGTTTCTCGTGACGGTAAACTGGTGAGTGCTCATGGCCTCATCAAAGGAAGCAAGCACGACCCTCTCAAAGTAAACCGTGGTGCTGTCCAAGTGGATGGCATGGCCCTTGAATTCAACATTGACGCGGCAGACAGCGAGCAAGCGTGGATGGACAATATCAATGGCGTCATGGAAATCTTGGCAAGCATGGTGCCCGGCTACAAGCTGGAGTGCATCCCAGTAGCGGACTTCGGCTTTGAATATATCCGCTCTCAACCAGAAGAAGCTAAGGAGCTTGGCTGTGACCCGGACTATGACGCATACACTGTCGATGTTAACCCACGTCCTAACGGGGAACTCCCGTTCCGCTCTGCTGCTGGTCATATCCACTTCGGTCTGCCTGAAACTGGTAATGATGCTCCAGTGAATGATGCAGATTATATTGCGTGGCTGGCAGCTAAAGTGCGGGAGCTGGACTTCTATCTGGGCCTTCCGTCTCTGTTCTACGATGGAGACACTAAACGTCGTGAACTGTACGGTAAAGCTGGTGCATTCCGTCCTAAGAAATATGGCATGGAATACCGCACTCTCTCCAACCAATGGCTGAAAGATGACAACCTGAAGCGTTGGGCATATAAGGCATCTATGGACGCCATGGAGCGTATTGAGAACGGCATCTCCCTGTTCGATAAATACGGAGATGAAGCTCAACGTATTGTCAACACTTCGGACAAGGCATCTGCTTCCCGCATCATCAAGGAAGAGGGGCTGCTTCTCCCAGCGGGGGTTGTATTATGATTGAACGCGATGTAGAACGGCATGAAAGCCATCACCTTGTTAATCCTCCTGAGTGGGCTACCCATGTAGCAATATCCAGAAACGACCCGGACGATGAAGATGATGAACTTCCGGGTTGGAAGTTGTGGTGGTTTATTAATGAGAGCACCAGACAGTGGTCGCATTTTAACAGCCCAGTGCTTTATCCTAGCACCTTCCGCATGTTCAGGGATGAGGAAGTGGATGTTATTCCTATAAATCTGAACTTGGAGAACAAGTAGATGCTACAAGTAGGAGATAGAGTAACTATTTCAATGGTTGGTACTCGCTGGTGTGGTATTAGAGGAGGAGATTTCTGCAGAGAGGGCTCCAATCCATTCGGTATCGCAGGAACCGTAATAGGCATCAACCCTAATAGCCACTTAGATTTCACGGTTGCTTGGGATAATGGAACAAGGAATTCGTATGCTGAAAGTGACTTAGACCCACTATGCATTAGCTTGGAGAACAAATAATGTATTACGAAAGCGAAAGAGATGTAGAGCTTCGCCTGCGTCATTCATTAGTGATGTGGGAGAAGCGTCCTGTTGTTGTTCAAGCAGCAGAGAGCAAGGACAAGGTAATTGTAGAGGATTTGCTGACAGGACGTAGCAGCTCTGTGCGCATTGAGGCTCTCAACTTAGCCCCTGATGCCGCTAAGCTGGGCTATGTTATTGATGACCGTGGCCGTGTATTCTTCTCAATGCGTAAACCTGTCCGTAAATACAAGCAAGGGCTGACACAGGAGAACTTCTTCGCTTTTAACGCCCTTGAGAAGCCCGTAGAGCGCTTATTTGGGCAGGGACGTAGTGAGGTGAGTCCTTTCAGTAAAAGCGTCGCTAAGACGATTGTAGGGGACTTTCCTGACATTGGGGAAGCATTCCAAGCTGTACGCTCTGGAGCCTCTAAGATTGTTCCTTTCCATCGTGAATGGGCTGTAGCTGATAAAGAAGATGAGCTGTGTCTTATGTATCGTGGTGATGTAGTGGGGTATGTAGGGGACCAGAGTGTTAAGCTCATGCCTGAACGTTTCTATCTGCAAGAGGTGTTAGCGCTATGTTTAAAGTAGGGGACTTGGTGCAGTGGAGAGGACGACAAGGGGTGGTCGCCGTAATAGACGACGATGGGTGGTACGGAGTGGATTTTGGAAGGGGCTATGGTGGGCACAATCTATTTGGAGCCCTAGAAAGGGATACAGGATGGTTTATCTCCCCGAGAGATGAACTCACCCTCGTTGTAATTGATTTGGAGAATAAATGATGTTTAAAGTAGGAAATATTGTCGAAGCTGTTAGAGATAATTGGGGAATTAAAACCGGGGAATCAGTTAGAGTTATAGGACGGACCAGCGCCGGGGGTATTGGGGTTGAAACAGCGAGTTACAGTGGTGGCCACAGTTGCCGTGGCCTAGGAAAACCTGGACACTGTTGGTGGGTAATCCCTGACGATTTTATTATTGGCAACATTTCTTTGGAGAATAAATAAATGTCATTTGAAAGAAAATTAGTGCGTGATGTGTTGAAGCTCCAGAGCCGTCTCACTGACCATATTGGTATTGAGATTGAGGCAGAAGGAACTAACCTCCCTCGTGTAGAAGATGGTGTATGGAAGAGTGAGAACGACCCCTCTTTACGCGGAGAGAGCTTTGAATATGTATTGCGTAAGCCCATTCCATTTAATGAAACGAAGATGGCCTTAGCGTTAATGGAAGAAGCTTGGAAAAGCAATGAAGCTGTTATTAAAGACAGCCCTAATGCTGGTGTACATGTTCACATCAACTGTGGAGATTTGACAGTGACGCAGCTGTTCAACTTCCTATCCCTCTATCTGGTGGTGGAAGACATTCTGGTGAACACCTGTGGACAGCATCGTATTGGCAACCTGTTCTGCCTGAGAGCGTGTGACGCTGAATATCTGGTTGACATGCTGGGTGTTGCAATTAAAGAGCAAGACCTGTCTGTGTTGCACACTGACGACCTCCGCTATGCCTCTGTGAACGTTAAAGCGCTGGGAGACTATGGGTCTCTTGAGTTTAGGGCATGGCGCTCTGATGGAGATTTAGGGGCTATTGAATGGTGGTGTGGTCTGTTGCAACATCTGAAAGGGCTGGCTCGTGAGATTGACAACCCAACAGCTGTTGTGTATTCAGTGAGTGACCTGCGTCCAGAAGGTTTCTACAAGATGATTCTTGGTAAATACGCTAAGGACATTCCTTGGGAAGAGAAATATGAATTGTCTGTCTACGACAGCATTCGTCGTGTTCAGCAGTTTGCTTATTTGGGGGATTGGTGATGGAAGAAATGTTATTTAAGGTGATTGATGGACCGGGTTGCTGGCATGCATTTAATGTAGGGGACATTGTATACCATATCACCAAACTCCAATCGGGGTGGTTTAGTGCCACGTTTAAAGTAAAACATGGGGACTTTAAGGGGCGTCAAATTCTCCACGCAACTCAGGTTAGAGCCATCCCTGTCTCACTGGAGAATAAATAAATGAAAGTGTATGTTTTATACCAAGATTGGGGATGGGACGGCTGCTCTGTTCCTGTGAAGGTAACAACCTCTAAAATGGAAGCTAAACTGTGGGAGAAGGAAGACGAAGTTAACTCTTATAAAGAATTTAAAATTAAAAAAGGTGAAGAAGAATGAAAATGTACATCTATTCACACAATCCGCATTCTGAAGGAGCTAAGCTCCTGTCTCAAGCGTTGAACGTAAAGCGCATCAAGCATGGTAATAGCAAATTCCGTGGAGGAATGGGAAAAGCTATCATCAATTGGGGGGCTGGCACATTGCCTGACCAAGTGATGGCATGTCAACGTATCCTCAACAATCCGGAGGCCATCCGTAAAGCTTCAAATAAATTAAAAAGTTTTGAACTTTTCCAAGAAGCGGGTGTCACTATCCCCCCATTCTTCACAACCAAGGAGCAAGCAAGTGAGTATTTGGCAGAACGTCCGGGCAACTTGGTGGTATGTCGTACCGTACTCAATGGCCATTCCGGGGCTGGCATTGTTATTGCTGGGACAGATGAAGAATTGCAGCAAGCCCCTCTGTACACAGCCTATGTGAAGAAGCAGGAAGAATATCGCTACCATGTCTTCATGGGACAAGTGGTGGACATTCAGCGTAAAGCACGTAAACGTGACGTCCCAGATGACGCTGTGAACTGGCAAGTGCGCAACCTTGATGGGGGGTTCATCTTTGCTCGTGAAGGCGTTGTAGCGTCTCCTGTAGCTTCTGAGGAGGCTGTTAAGGCTGTGGCTGCATTAGGGCTTGATTTTGGTGCTGTAGACCTCATCTATAATGCCCGTGAAGACAAATACCTAGTCTTAGAGGTGAATACGGCTCCGGGCCTGTCAGGCACTACGCTGGATGGTTATAAGCAACGCTTTGAGGAGGTGTTCAATGGATGAAGTTACACATGAGTTGGTCTGGAAGGGCTTGGTAATAGAAGGGTTTAATATTAATACTGGACATATCAAATTTACAGACGGTAAATGGGGGACTGCCTCCCACTCAGTGGAAGAGCTTGCAAGGAACGGTTGGGAACTAATACCTGTCCATGTTGAATTGGAGAACAAATAATGTTTGACGTTAAAGTTGGGGATTTGATAACTCCCTATAAAACCCGTTACATGGGATTTTCTGAAGGAGAGATTGAGCTGGAAGTGGTATCGGTGAACACTCGGCTTGTGAGGTTTACTGGGGCAGGTGGTACAGGAACTGATGCTATAGAGTCCCATGCATTCCATAAAAGGTTTAAAGTAGTGAAACCAGTCTCTTTAGAAAATAAATAATAAATATTCTCCATAACAATAATTATAAAGGAGACAAGATGAGTATATTAGTAGGGCGCACTGGACATTCATGTGGTTCTCGTCAAGGGCTCAATCTGTATGAGCAATCTGATGGAAGAGTGGATGGCTATTGCTTTAGCTGTAAGACATACGAGCCTGACCCATTAAATGGAAATACAATGGAGAGGGCTGGCATTGAGCGTACAGCTCGTACACCAGAAGAAATCCAGGAAGAAATGGATGAAATCTCTTCCTATCCGGTGAGAGGGCTGGATGACCGCAAGATTGGTAAAGCCACAGTAGACTATTTCGGTGTTAAAGTGAGCTTAGACCAAGAGCGTCAAGAACATGTGGCTATCCACTACTATCCATATGAGAGCTATGAAACTGGCAAGCTGTCAGGATATAAGTTCCGCATTGTGGAAGGTAAAGTGATACGCAGCTTAGGCAATTGCAAGCGTGTATTTCCTTTCGGGTGGAGCAAGGCCATTCAATCAGGCAGTCCTAAGCTGTTTATTACAGAGGGGGAGATTGATGCTATGTCTCTCTTCTCTGTTATTATGCAGCGTAATAAAGGAGGTCAATATGAAGGAAATATACCTGCGGTTGTTTCTGTTCCTCATGGGGCAGCGGCAGCGGGCCGAGACATTGCTCTCGTTGCGTCGGACATTCGTAAACACTTCAAGGAAGTGGTTCTGGTGTTTGATAATGATGCCGCTGGAAAGGCTGCTGTGGAAGATGTATGTAAAATCCTCCCCGAAGCCAAAGTAGCAATAGTCCCGGGCAAGGATGTCAACGAATGCGTCTTGGAAGGCCATATTAAGGCATTATTTAAATCGGTAATGTTTGATGCTGGCACTCCTAAGAACACTCGTCTGGTGTACGCTGAGGACTTATTTGAGGCAGGTAAGAAGCCAGCTGAATATGGCCTCTCTTGGCCTTGGAGAGAAACCACTAAGAAAACTCGTGGCATACGCTTTGGCGAAACCATCTACATTGGTGCGGCTCAGAAGATGGGTAAGAGTGAGGTGGTGAATGCCATTGCCGCTCATTTGATTAAGGAGCATGGGCTGAAGGTGTTGCTGGCTAAGCCAGAGGAAGCCAACGTTAAGAGCGTTAAGCTGTTGGCTGGTAAAATAGCACAGGCCATCTTCCATGACCCTGAAATCCCATTTGATGAAAGACGCTATGACCAAGCGTGTGAGGTGATGAGGGGCAAGGTGGTGCTGCTCAATCTGTATCAACACTTAGGATGGGAGACATTGAAGGCTGACATTAGAGCGTCAGTGGCTCAAGGGGTGAAGGCTGTATTCATTGACCCAATCACCAACTTAGTGAATGGTATGGACGCAGCAACAGCTAACACCAAGCTTCAAGAGATTGCCCAAGAGCTGGCAGCTATGGCATTAGATTTAGATATTGTTATCTTTATATTCTGTCACTTGCGTAATCCAGAGAGCGGCACTCCACATGAACGTGGTGGTAAAGTGCTGTCCTCTCAGTTTGCAGGGAGCCGTGCTATGGCACGTTCTTGTAACTATATGTTTGGTATTGAAGGGAACAAAGACCCTGAATTACCAGAGGATGACCGCAATTGTCGTCAATTAGTATTACTGGAAGACCGTGAGTTTGGTGAGGTAGGACCTACCAACTTATATTGGTCTAAAGCCAATGGTATGTTTACGGAGCTTTGATATGAAGGTTTATATTTTAGAGACATATAGTAGCGATGGTTATGATGAAGGGTGGAGGCACTCAGATGTGTATGCATCCAAGGATGCAGCCCTCCTTTCAGCTTTGGAGCAAGAAAAAGAATTCTACGAGGATGAGGGGTATTGCGGATTTACTTTCCATTATAATATTTATGAGCGTGACTTGAAATGACTTACACCCCAGACACTATGTACGGATTGATTGAGGAGAACTTCCGTACAGATTATAAGAACCTTCTGCGTATTGCTAATAACAAGCTTGGGAACCTCTGGGCCGAAGACGCGTTGATGGATACGTATGAAGCTCTCCTAAAGGCCGCCCCCCGCTTACATGGTCGTTATGACATTAAGTATTTAATGAGGGCTGCATTGTTTAATCGTATTAAAGACTATATGTCTGACCGCATTGACGCTGAAGAGATTGATGAACATCATACCTTCGGTGGAGAGGTGGAAGATAAATGGAAGGCCATTAGTACAGCAGAGAATGCCCTAAAGCTTATTGAGCGTTATAAAGAGCCAATGAAGACAGGGCTATATTTACATCTGTTGGAGGGAGTGGCATTACGTACAGTGACAGAGATTGTTGGGGTGCCTTTCACCACTGTTAGGTTCCATGCAAATAAAGTGAGAGAGGCTTTGCAATGAAAGAAATCATTCTAACTGTAGATGTTAATTTAGGATGGCATTATAACAATCGAGTGTTAAAAGCAGGCACTGTTCTAAATGCAGACGCTATTGATGAACATGGCTTTGCTTCTGTAAATTCCCTAGATACTGGCTTCTTTGAGAACGAATGGGAAGAATACATCCCTACATTGGAGAATAAATAAATGTACGCTATAGGGGATACCTTTAAACCAAAACCTTTTTACGCTGAATCGCTGGGCTTGGACGAGAACAGCGTGTATACAATATACGACATAAAAGGAGGGAGGGCATATTGGAAAGGTCCGGGGCTAGATGACATTGGATTGGGTGAAGGGGATTGCTGTGGAATTGACCACCTTCATCACCATTTAACGCCTTATATCATTTCTTTGGAGAATAAATGACACCTTGGGTGATTGACCTTGAGGCTAATGGCCTCTACGATACAGTGACTAAGCTACATTGTGCCGTAGCGTCAACCCTAGATGGTAAAGATGTAAGACGCTTCGACAATACGCAGATGGATGAGTTTGTGGCGTTTCTGAAGACTGTTGATGTGTGGATAGGGCACAATATCATTCAATACGACATTCCAGCAGTGGAGAAAGTATTGGGGTATAAGTTTACTGGTAAGAAGGTAGACACCCTCCTTATGTCACGCTTACAGAATCCCCACCGCACAGCTCCCCCACAAGCTCAGAATAAGAAGGAGGCGATGAAGGTGCATGGCTTGTATGCATGGGGTGTACGAGTTGGCATTGATAAACCAGAGATAGAATATTGGGATGAATATACACCAGAGATATTACATCGTTGTGAGGAAGATGTCCGCATTAACGTTGCTACATATCACGCTCTGAAGAAAGAAGGGAAAGGGCAGAATTGGAGAGATGCCCATCTAATGACTTTCACTCTCTGGGAGAATCTGTGGAAGCAGGAGCAAGCTGGGTGGCTTCTGGATGAAGAGTATATTCATAAGAGCATTAAGCTGTTAACGCATTGGATAGAACGTATTGACCGCGTATTAGCTAAATATCTCCCACTAACAATGGACATATTAGAAGCTAAGAAAGACGGTGAATACAATTATGTTCGTAAACCTTTCATGAAGAGCGGAAAGTATTCCGCATCTGTGGAGAAACATTATGACTGTCCTAGCGTTGTTTGTGGGCCTTTTACTAGGATATCTTTTCGCCCAATAGACTTGGGCTCAGCCGCTGAAGTAAAAGACTGGATGTTGTCTCAGGGGTGGGAGCCTGCTGAATGGAATTTAGATGAGGAAGGGAACCAACGCTCTCCTAAGATGCCAAAGGATGGAGAGTTTCCGGGAGTGGAAGGAAAGGCAGGAAGGTTATATGCCAAGCGTGCTAAAGCTGTACATCGTCGTTCTAACATGGAGGGGTGGCTGAGGCGTATGAGGCCAGATGGGCGCATCTCCTCTTGTGTTAGTGGCCTAGCAGATACACGCAGAGCCAAGCACAAGGATGTAGCCAACGTCCCTAACGCAGAGGCATTCTTTGGGAAGCAAATGCGTAGAGCATTCATTGCTCGCCCAGGATGGGTGTTAGTGAGCGCTGATGCGGCCTCTTGTCAGGACAGGTTCATGTGTGAACGTGCTAATGACGATGGCTTCACCAAGATGTTGCTTGAGGGGAGGAAGGAAGATGGCACAGACAGCCACACATTGGCTCAATTTGCCATTAACAAAGTGACCGAAGCATTTCATTTACACCCTATTAGTAGAGGCAAAGCTAAGAACTTTAACTTCGGCTGGACATTCGGGGCATCAGACGGAAAGCTTGCTAAGATGATTGGAGGCACTAAGGATTCTGGTACAGCTATTCGTGAAGCGCTTAAGCAAGTGTTCCCAGCTAAAGCGGCTTTGATTGAACGCATTACGGAAGAATGGAGGGAGAATGCTAAACGTCGTATGAACAAGTGGGGACGCTTAGAATATTACGATGGGTGGGTAAAAGGATTGGACGGCTCTCCTGTATTCATTAGGGCGGAGCATACAGTTTTAGTATATGCGGTACAGGCAGATGAAGCCATCTATATGACCGCCACGTATAATCTAGCCCATAAGTATCTTGCACGTAAGTATAAATGGGGCGAAGATTACGTTATAGTTTGTTTCTACCATGACGAAATTACAGTGGAGTGCAGGGAGGAGATTAAACATGGTGTTGCGGAGCAGCTTGAAGCGGCGTTTAATACGGCGACGAAGCACTTTAAATTACGTGTTCCGCAAGTGGGAGAGGCATCAATAGGGCACAACTGGTTAGAGGTGCATTGATGGGACATAGACGTAAACTTGTATTTGAGGAGGTAGATGGTGGATGTATCATATGCACCAGCCATGCCTTAAATCAGGATGGTTACTTGCGGATAAGTGATTACCGATTAGAGATGGAAGGACATAAACCTATGGTCATGCATCACAGGCTTGTATGGGAAGAAGTGAACGGCCCTATACCGGCTGGGTATGAAATTGACCATATGTGTAGGAACAGAGCTTGTCAGAACATTGAGCACTTACAAATGTTGACAGGAAGAGAACATACAATCAAGACTAACATTGAGCGCAAGGGGTTTAAAAAGAGATGAAAGTTAATTACGACAAATACGGCAAGAAATATTATTTCAATGATGTCAAGCCCATGACATTCGCGCAGCTTGAGCAATTCAAAGAGGAGCTACAGGCCATTGTGACAGATGTCTACATGGAACAATTGGCAGAGCTTGACATTGGTGCAGATGATTGTGAGGGCGGGGCATGCAAGATTTAATTATTGGGGAGGATTATACAGCCACTGTCCTTAAAGATGTCTACAGAGGGGAGAAGGTTCTTTTAAAATACATGGGAGAGGAAGAATGGGGTGATGAAATGAAAGTCATAATCCTAGAAGATAAAACGTGGAGCGACGGGGATTTTTGGAAAAGGGGAGATGAGATGTCTTTGGCAAAATCCTACTTCTCTTACGAACCTCTGATTATTTCATTGGAGAATAAATGAAAACAGGAAGCAAGGTGGTATTAACTAAAGACATCCCCTATGACGGAGGTGTTGTTAGGGCGGCAACAGAGGGAGAAATTGCTGGTATTGTAGTGATAAAAGGGGAAGAGATTGTTCTATTTAATCCGTTAGACACAACTGAAATTTATGCCGTAAACATTAGTTCCGTTAAAAAATTAAAATAATAATAAAAAGAGGTATTACATATGGCTTTAAAAGCACCCGCTACTACCCCGAAACGTCCAGCAGCTAACCGCGTTAAGCAAGAAGAGCTGCCAGTGGATAACTATCCATGTCGTGTAGCTCAAGTGATTGACATGGGGCGTCACCACAAGGAAGTGTGGAATGACGCAACTAAGAAGTTTGAGGTGGCATATGACAAAGCCCCTGTTCACCTTCTGCGCCTCACTTATGAATTCACTACAGAGTTTATGAAGGATGAAGCAGGTAATGAACTAGAGGATAAGCCACGTTGGCTGTCAGAGGAATTCCCTCTCTACGCATTGGACAGTGACCTTGCCACTTCCACTAAGCGTATGAAGGCATTTGACCCCGACTTCTCTCTCTATCAAGGAGACTGGGAGAAAGTGTTGACAGCTCCTTGTGCCGTAACTGTGGCTCATAAGAAGAATGGTAGTGCTAAGGTGGGGAATGTCTCCAAGCCAATGAAGGGCATGATGGTGGCAGAGCTTAAGAATGAGCCTAAAGTGTTCTCTCTGGATGAGCCAGACCTTGACATCTTCCGTTCATTCCCTGAGTGGATTCAAGAGCGTATCAAGGCTAACTTGGATTTCGAGGGGAGCAAGCTTCAGGCAGCTTTAGAGGGGCAGGCTGTAGGGCAGGTCAAGAAGGAGGAGAAAGTGGCTGAGAAGGCCGTACAGGCCACTGTAGAGCCGGATGTAACAGAGGAAGATGATGAGGACGAAAATCCATGGTAATGTAGGATTTGGTGAAGGTTAATAAATAATAATAACAATGGGCAAGGAAGCCCTCTGTAATAAAATGGTGAGACAATGCAAGCATTGATTGATGCTGACATTCTTCTGTACGAGATTGGCTTTGCCGCTCAACAGAAGACAGAAGAAGGATTGATTTTAAAATCCGTTGAAGAAGTGAATGAAATGGTTGATGAGCGTATCAAGGAGATTTGTGCAGCTGTATATGCTACAGCTCCTCCTAAACTGTTCATCACTGGTAAGGGTAATTTCCGACATGCCGTGGCGAAGAGCCGCGAGTATAAAGGAAATCGTAAACAAATCAAGCCGCATTACTATTCCTACATTAAAGCTTATTTACAAGCTCAATGGGGGGCAGTGGTGGTGGATGGAATGGAGGCAGATGATGCCCTATGCATCGAACAAACTAAGAGACTTGCGCAGAAAGACACCATCATCTGTTCAAGAGATAAAGACCTCAAGCAATGTCCCGGATTCCATTACACTTGGGAATGCGGAAGGCAGGGGAGTTGGGGGCCAGCTTGGGTGGACGAAGTGGGAGACCTCACCCTCAAGGGACCTAAGAAACTCACAGGAACTGGTGCTCTTTTCTTCTATTCACAGCTACTTACTGGTGACTCCACAGATACGTATGATGGTCTGCAAGGGTGCGGTCCCATTCGAGCATTCAACATTCTTGACGGAGCAACAACAGAAGCAGAGATGTACGAGAGGGTGTTGGAGGCGTACACTAACAAATATGGGGAAGAGGCTGAAGAGCGTCTTTATGAACAAGCACAATTAGCTTACATGCTTCGTGAGGTAGACGATGAGGGAAATCCGGTATTTTGGACTAAACCAGTGGGCTGAAATGAGGGAGGCCATACATAAACTAATGGAAAGGCAGCGTACAGACCAGGTGTCTAATATTACTTGCAGGGGAGATGTTCGTAATATTCAATACGTGTTGGAGTGGGATGAAGAACTAATTGATTTGGAGAACAAATGAAACCTTTAATCTTTAAAGATGAATGGGACAATGAAATTATCAATCTCAGTATCAAAGAGAGTGGAGATTTTGAATACCCTTTTGAAATTGAAATGAACGACGGTCTGGGAAAGAGCAGCTTATGCTTTAGCAATAAAGAGGCAGAAGCTATAGCAAGCTGGTTACAAGAAGCCCTTCACCCTAATATGGAGAATAAATGAATTGGACACCTGCTAGGATTCACTCCTTTATTAAGGGAGCTATAAGAAGCGGCAGCCAAAGATGGCCCCCTCGCTATGAAGTTTTAGCGGAGGCTAAGCGCGGCAAAATGGTTAATGAAAAAACTGGGAGGCTGGCAGAGCACTATGAATGTGCTATATGCCATCACCTATTTCCGGCTAAGGATGTTCAGGTGGACCATATTCTGCCCATAGTGGGGGTTGAGGGTTTCATCTCCTGGGATGAATTAATCAGAAGAACTTTCTGCGATAAAGAAGGCCTTCAAGTTCTCTGTCGTAGCTGCCACAAAACGAAGTCACAAGAAGAAAATAAAGAACGCCGTAATAATAAAAACAATAAGGCTTAATATAATGAAAAAACCTGAACTATTTAATGATATTGAGAATCCTATTCTCCGTGCGTACAATCGTGCCATCACCGCTGTCTCCATCCATCAAGAAGAAGGGGAACGAGCTACACGCAGCTATTTTGAGAACTTCTCTGAACAAGAGCGCCTCTCTGTAGCAGCCATGCTCATGTCCATTCAGAAAGATGCTGATGAAACTAAGAAGCGTGTGGGGGCAGAAGTAGATGCGACAACTCATTAATAATCTGCTTATGTTCTCTGTGTTCACTACTATGTTTATTCTTATCGGAGGTATGTATGTATAATTATGTTCTGTCTTTTAAATTTGAAGGTAAAGGTAACGCCGCTGCTGAGCGCTTTGCTAAAGCGTCTGCAGCTCTCCTCAAGAAGCTGCGGGAAGAGTCTTACGAAGGTGATGTAGAGAACCTCCAAGTAGCCATTGTCCAAGTGGAGGATAAAGTTGACTAAAAAAGAGGAAACCCCTGTAGAATATTGCCGCAGGAAACAAGAGGAATGTTTAGACCGAGGGGACGAGAAGGGAGCTCTCGTCTATTATGAAATGGCTAAGATGTGGATGCAGAGGGAGAAGAAAGATGAGTAAGTATAACCGTGTGTGTAAGGGTGTCACAATCGACGTGTATGACGTTCTGACGGCCTTTAATGTAACTAACCCTGCCCTACAGCATCTAGTCAAGAAAGCCCTCTGTGCAGGGCTGAGGGGCCATAAGGACAAGGCTCAGGACATGGCTGAGATATTGGAGAGTGCTAAGAGGGCTGTAGAGATTGAATGCCCTACTACTAAACCTAAACTGTTTAAATGGCAAGTGGAGAAGTAATATGACAACTATCGCATTCCGCAATGGTGTATTAGCAGCAGATGGCCGCATGACTCGTGGAACTCAACTTGTCACAGACAGCTTTAATAAGATTGTAGACTGTGAAGAACGCAACTATTCAATGCAGGGGGAGAAAGTATTGGCCTTTGCTTTGGCCGGCTATCTCTCTGAGAAGGCTGTATTGGAGTATGCATTGGGAGAGGGCCTATTCGTCACCTCCTCCTTAGATACCCCTAACACGTTCTCCGCCATTATTGTTACAGAGCGAACAGCTTGGTCTGTAGCCAAGCCTGAAGAAGAGAGTCCAATTCTTGACTTCGTGGAGATTCCAGATGGATGCCCTTGGGCTATTGGGAGCGGAGGGACTGTGGCGCTTCACTACTTAACATCCACAGACTGTGACCCTTTAGATGCTGTTGTTCAGGCTATGAAGACAGACACTGGCAGTGGGGGGGAGACTACACGATGGAGCAGAACGTAGATAATTGGCAAAGGGCGGGGATGGACCCTCGCTGGGAATGTTATAAAAATACTCCATATAATAATACTAAAAAAGAGAGAGACTATGAATTATTCGAAAGAAACAATCTCAGCCGTAATCGCCCTAAAGAAAGCAGGAGTAACACACCGTAGCATTGCTAAGCAAGTGTTTGGGAAGAAGACAGCAGCATCCTCCGTGTGGTACATCCTCAATGAATATTATTACAATAAGCAGGAGAAGAAAGAAGGCCCACGCATCTTAATCTTTGATATTGAGACAAGTCCAGAGCTTGGGTATGTATGGGGGCGCTTCAAGCAATTCCTTGCTCCTGTTCAGGTGAAGCAACGGAGCTTTATGTTAACATGGAGCGCTAAGTGGCTGGGGGAGGATGAGGTAGTGGATGACGCCATCTTCTACAGCCGAGATGTCCCAGAAGGCGGGTATGGGGAGAAGGATGACTATGAAGTGGTTGTTAGTATGTGGGAGTATCTGGATGCTGCTGATGTGGTTGTTGCACATAATGGGCTTCGCTTCGACCTCCCTTATCTCAATAGCCGTTTTGCTTATCACAATCTCGGGATGCCGTCGCCGTTTAAAGTGGTGGATACTTGCAAGATTGCGAAGAAGTATTTCCGCTTTCCAGCGAACTCGCTAAAAGAGCTGGGGATTTATTTGGGGATAGAGGTTCCTAAGCTAGACACGGATTTCCAGCTCTGGATTGATTGTATGGAGGGGAAGAAAGAGGCGTGGGAATATATGGTGGAGTATAACCGATATGACGTTAAGCTGCTTGAAGAGGTTTACTTACGACTTCGTTCTTACGATAAGAGCGCACCTAATCTCAGCTTGTATTTTGATGATGATGCTTTACGCGACCCAGTGACGGGGAGCACGGAGGTAGTAGAAGATGGATTTGCTTACACCGCTCAGAGTAAGTTCCAAAGCTATAAGGGACCTACCGGGCATTCATTCAGAACAACTAAACGAGTTAAGGGGGTCAAGAGTGTCAACAGCCAGTAAGTTCCGTTTCTTAGTAAAATCCCGGAGAGCCTCCCCTCCCCCGGCTATGTATGTGGTGTTGGTAGGAGTCTCCAAGTAAGGAGGTGGTCCCTGTCTTGACTCTTAGGAATAGACTAAGCGGAGGGGCCCGAAAGGGCGCCCTCTTTTTTTATTTCTTACCCTTCTTATGTTTACTAATCTCAATAGCCTGCATCTGAGCCTTGCTAATCACTTTCCCTTTCATCTTCCCTCCCGTAACGCGATACTTCCCTTTGTCCTTTCCTGATTTAATTACACTGTACGGCATTATAAATACCCCTCATACCAAGCAATACTTGCTGTAATATCCTGAGCCTGACTGTCCAAGCTAGTTATACGCAGAAGATAGGCAGTGTTAGGGAGCATATACAATGGCTGCTTAAGCTCTGCAATCCCTCCCTGCCCTTGGTTGGAAGTATTCCCAATAGCGTAAGAGGTGGCTATAGTCTGTGTACCGACCGCCGTCACTGTAGGACCAATGAGCAATTGAATGGTAGACAGGTCCCCATCCCCAGCCAGGTCATTGACACTATACACCGGGTCTAAAGTACCGCCTGTAAACGTAGGACCTCGATAGATAGAAGCACTAACTCCCAGTCCACTCCTTCCTACCTCCCGCTGAAACAGATAGACAGGCAACGCTCCTACAGTGAAGATACTGTCTACGTTAGCTCCTGCTGCCACTCCAGTGATTCTTCGAGATGCGTTATAAAGCCTTCCTGTCCTAGTCCCTTCCTGAATAATAGACCCATCCCTCAAGGCCCTCAGTACCCCTTCATTCCATGCCATTAAATCCCCCACACTACGACGTTAACGGTCTGTGAATCCCCTAGCGTGTTTCCAGATGTCCCTAATACCACCACACTCCCAGATGCAGCAGAAGTCGTAGCAGCCGCTACAGTGGCCACAGCAGCCGTTCCAATAGCTGTCCCTCCAGATATCACAGAGGCTTGGATGCCATGCAACGTGGTGAGTCCAGAGATGGAGATGGACCATAGGCCAGAAGAAGCTGTAGTGGTGTAGAGCTGTACACGAGGAGTGGTAGGAAGACCTGCATTGTTAAGAGTGACAACAGGAACAGTGGGCTTGCCAGTGAGTGTTGAATACGCTAGGAATCCGAAGGGAGCAGAGCCGCTCCCATTAGCTACAGGAACTTGACCAGAGGCAGCCGAAGCTGCCCCTTTGCACTCATGGAGGTCAGCACCTGTCAGCGTAGAGTGCTGTACATTTGCCATATATTCTCCTTAGCTAAGAGCGATAGCTGTGATGACACCGTTGGCTACAGTGAATGTAACCGTGGAGGTATAGGTGCCAGTAGGAGTGACACCTGTGAGGGCTTGAGAAGAGGTGATGATGGCAGCGTTAGCTGGGAGACTTACACGCTGTACAGCGCCTCCAGAGATGACATAGGTGGCGCTAACAGTTTTAGTGTTAGCAGAGTTAGCCGCTGTTACAGTACCCCCATTGCTGACAACCGCTTGAGTAGCAGTAGGAGATATAGGAGCAGAGATAGTACCAGCATTAATCTTTGCATAATAAGCCGCCATTGCGTCTACAAAGTTAGTTTTGGTAGTAGAACCAACCTGACGATAGTAAGCCGCAGCAGCCTTCGCCCAAGAGCGATGGTTCTGAGAAGTCTGAGCATTGAAGAACTTCTGACTCTCAGTACGATAGTTTGTAGCCATTATTTATTTTCCTTTTTTTTTACGTCCACCGGTTCCCCGGTTATCAGCACGATTGGCCTTCACTGAACGGGCCCGAAGATTCTTAGTCGACTGGTCCGCTGTATTTTTATTTTTATGGTCCACGTCCTTGCCGTCCCCCTTCTTCACCTTCCCTGCCTTCTCCATCTTACGTCTTGACGCGTTCCGTTCTGCACGTCTCTTCTTCTGTTCCGGGGAGCCGTTGTACTTACGCTGACGTACACTGTCAGGTTTAGCCCCCTTCTTATATTGTCCTTTCGCAGGCATTAGTTCATCTCCTCTTGATATTTCCTAGCTGCTGCCTTATCTGCATTAGCGCTATCCAGCGCTGCCTTCCAGTCTGGGATGGCCTCTTTTACACATTGACCAAAGGTGGTGGGAACATTCTCCGGGTAGGGAGTAGGTTCTAGATAGCGGTCAGGAACCTTGCTTACCGTATAGTTCGTTGAGCAGCCGCTGAGTGTTATCGTCAAAAGGCACATCATTACAAATATTACCATTGAGCGCTTCATTTAGTTTTTCCTTCCAGTCTTGACGCTCTTTAGCAATCCTCTCCTTATCTGCCTTGAGCTGTTTATCAGCTTTATCCTGTGCCTTCTTATCTTTCTCGAAAGTATCTATGGTCTGCTGTTGAGAAGCGATTGTAGCGTCCTGTGAGGCTATTGTAGAGTGCTGGTATACCAACCCTACAGCCATCAATACAAAAGCTACTACAGCCGCTCCTAGAGCGATTTGCTTAACGCTTAAGGGCATTGAGAGCCTCCTGTGGAGATTTAAAACCATTACCTATAGCTTGGCTCTGCCACAGTCTACGCTTCCAAAGACCATAACACACTTTATTCCCAGGTGTAGAGCAATCATATTTCTTACCATTACGCGTAATATACTTCCACTCTAATACGTATTTACTCGCCATCCGATAGTCACCTTTGATGATAGCTTTCTTCACTTTAGAATTATTGAAGCCTGTTACCCCAATGTTGTAAGCCATGTCTAGTACACCAAGAGCCACCACATCAGGAGTGGAGGAAGGGATGCCATCAAACACTTTCGCGTGAGCAACAAGGCTTTCTTGAAGCTGTTTGTCGCATTGAGATTTAGAACGGACCTCCCCAAGCTTAACACCTTTGGTTTCACCGTAACATATCGTAGCAACTCCAGCCCCATCATAGTATGTCCTCTCACTATACCCCTCATTATGTTTCACCACCCCCACCACTGAGGCAGCCAGAAGGCCACCTCCGATAGTGAGACGCTTAATCCAAGTGTTCATCTACGTTAACCCCACGTGTCTTAATGGATTCCAGAATAGCTTTGTGCATCTCTGCGTCCCGCTTGTCCTTCTTCCATTGCCAGTAGGCACCGCCCACCAGACCAATGAGAGCTACTAAGATACCAACAATGTAGCTCCATGATGCGAGGTCTAGATTACTCAGCCATATAAGCATCCCTCCAGAGCTGGCTTGTCCTGCCACTACATATTTATTCTCCATCATTCTACCCCATAATATTTAGCTTGCCGCTTATGCAGCTCCTCAGCGTATTTATCAGCGGCCTCTGGGGTACGGAACATTCCCAAGTGCTTGCCGGTTTTGTAATACTGGTCAATGGCCTCTTGGTCTGACATAATCCTGCCATCATCACTGACGGTGGGGACTAATACCTCCACCCCAAGTTCTTCATCACGGAATGACATAGAGCGTACTGTAGATACGCTCCCATCTTCATTCTTGACTTTAGGGCGAGTTGTCAGGTCAATATCTCCTTGGCTCACCATACCTTCTACGCTGCTTGGGTTTCCTCCCCACTGTTCACTCCAAGCAGCTTTAGCCTTTGGGCGACGGGCTGCCTGTGCAGACTGCTGAACATCATTCTGTGAACTGGTATCCGGGAGGTTTGCTGGGTCAGTTCCGAAGAACGCCTCCTCATTCTGTTTAAAGTATTTGGAGTAGTCTTGGCTACCGTCCATATGAGCGGCTGCACGGATGCTCTTGTTGATGAGGGGAGCCACTTTCTTCTGCAGCTCTCTTGCCTTAGCCATCACGTTAGGGTTACGTTCAAAGCCCGGAGCTGGGGAGAAGCGGATGCTGTTCCCTGTCCATGCATAACGAACAGCCGTAGGAGTGGCTTCCTGGGTGACAGAGCCTGTCGGGGAAGCGCCCCCCATTGCTGGGAAGCCCCCTGCTGGCAGAGAGGAAGAGAGAACAGTTTTATTCTTCTCCCATTCATCACGTACAGCTGGAATGAGCTTATCATTGTAGTTAATCTGTACAGCGTTCTTAGCCCCTTCCACTGCGTCTACGCTAAACTTAGCTCCGTTAGCTTGTAACGCTAAGAATTCAGGAGAGGCTAAATAGTCCATAGCCGCATTAAGCTGGGAAGGATTCTTCTGGGCAGAGGAGAAGTCTGAGATGCCCTGTAGCACTTGGTTAGCATGAGCTTCCACTTCCTTGAATGTCTCTTTAGGGTCAGTGATACGAGGGTCTTTATTCCCCAAGTTCTTAGTGGCCTGACGGAGAGTATCAAAGAATACTTTAGTCTGAGCCTGCTCTGCTGGGTCATCAGGAGTCATATTCCCTGCAGGACCTCCTTCCAGAGTACGCTTGAGGTAGTTAACCACCGTGGTGCCGGTCTGCGCCAAAATCTTCAAATCGAAGTTAGCCCCCATAGCTTTAGATAGGGTAACAATCTGCGCCATCTTAGGGTCACTCATGATTTCTAGATTGGCATGGACAGTTTTAACATCAAGCTGGTTCTGATATACTTCCTTGCTAATCTTCCCAGACATAAAGTCTTTCTGTGCGTCGATAATGTCATTGATAGGTTTAGTCATCGCATCAACATAATCAGCACCGGCTACACCACGAATTGGCATGGTGAGCCCTGCAAAGTCAGCCTTCATCTTCTCAAGCTGAGCCAGCCCCGCTTCCTGAGAAACTTTCCCTGTTGCTACATCATTAGCGAGCTGTTCAAGATTAGAGCGTGTCTTATCGAAATAGGAAGTGGCAACATCTGCCGTAGCCTGCTGTACACGCATCTTATTGCGCTTAAGCTGTAAATCCATAGCAGCGTTAGCACGAGACACACGGGAAGCAGCGATTGATTCCTGAGAGGATTGAATAGCCAGTTTCTGCTGAGTGATGCCCAGCTGTTTGGAATAGAATTCCATCTGGTTAATCTGATGCTGTTGAGCCCTATATTGATTAAGGCCTTCAGCCTGCTGCTCTGGAGTCATTCCCGGATTAATGAAGCCAGCAGCTGTAGCTGCCTTCGTGTCTGCCTTAATCTGCTGGTCTACAGCTGTGCCCTGTGCCAGAGTGTCCCCAATCCCCTCAGTGCCTGAGAGGCTCTTTGAGAATGTGGTGAGCTGTTCAGCCAAGTCTGGGCGGTTAGCCAAGATTTCATTGTACAGAGCGCGCTGTTGACGCTCAGCACTGGCTTGGGAGAGAGCTCCCTGCTCTACTGCCGCATTGAGAGAGCTCACCCTCTTAGCGTATCCAGCAAGGGCTTTATCTGCCTGAGCCTGCTTAGCTGCCTTCTCTCCCTGAGCAAATCCCTGAACCAGCCCTGTAGCCAAATTACCAATCCCTTGGAACAGGCCACTCCCTGCAATAGTTGTTGCTGTGGAAGGGGCAGGGGCAACCGCCTGCTGCGGCTGCACACCTCCAGACACTCCACTAACATCTGATGTATCAAAAAGTCCACCTGCCATTATTTACCCTTCTTATTTTCTTCCGCCAATTGTTTTAGAGCTTCCTGATTCATGTCAACGATAGCTTTGAGGTTGTCCTTCTCTTCCGGAGAAAGAGGGGCCTTATCAAACAGCGCGTTCACTTCATCATTATCTGCCCATTCAGACAATTGCATAATAGTTTTGAATACCCGCATATCCCCGTCGGAAATTGACTTCTTAAGCTCCCCCATGAATATCTGTTGGGCTCTTGGGTTATGTCCATAGATTGACATTGCGGCGTTCATTACCTGCACTTGGTACATGAGCTGGTCTCTAGTTAGATTGTCCTGAAAAGCTCTGCGTGCAAACTCCTTATAGACAGCCTTAACATCCTTTTCCATATTCTCATTCAGGGTAGAAGCTTTCTTCATAAGCTCATAGTAGTTCACTTCCCCTTGAGTAGGGATACCAAACGCCTGTGCTATGGCCTGAGTTGTGGTCATATTATCAGCAATTACGCCGCCATATGAATTGAGCTTCTGTCCATACTTAAGAATATGGAGGGCTTTGAATGCAGCTGATGTCCCAGATGCCAGATTTCCCACCTCTGTTACAACGTTTCCATAACGAACAGGAAGCGCCTCGTCAGCTAGACCCCCAAGACCAACCAAAGAACCTAATGTCTTCATCAGATTTGTAACCCTAGGGTTAGTCCCAAAGAACAGACTCCCTGCCGGGGACTCCGCAATCATCCCACCAATCCCTTCGTCGAATAGCGCGGAGGCCATGTCCAGCACCCCTTGCGGGTCCACAGGGTTCATGCTCCCCTTCACTGACAGTTCAGGAGACTTCCCACCACTGAACATCAGGCCCAAGCTGTTATTGATAAACGCTGATACCAGACCTTGAGTTACAATCTCTCGCAATACTGGGTTTTCTGGCAATTCATCAGAGAAAGCTCTGTAAATGGTTTCAGTTCCGGCCCCGTACATCATAACAAAAGCAGCCCCTACCTGCAGCTTCTGCTTGGTACTAAGTACACGGTTAGTGGTGACTAAGCTGATGAACTTATGAGGAACGTTCATAAACTGAGTAACCATAGCCACAGATGCACGGGTGTACGGCATAACCCCAGCACGTCTATCAAAGTTACCTGTGAAATTACGTGCTTTATGGATTATGTCCTCAATCTCTGCCGGAGTAGCTTTCCCTACTTTACCTCCCAGCTTGTCGTAATAAAAAGTCTTATACGCCATAAACTGGTTGATATGCTCCCCTAAATCAAAACCGTACTTACGCGCTATCCCTAATGTCTTCCTAACAGGAGATGTAATAATATCCTTAGCTGCTGCCGCTCTTGTGGTTGAGGCGTTGGTAGTCAATGTCTTCATTGAATCAATAAATTCATTATGACTAACAGCGTCTGCCATGCCGCTATTGCGGAAGGATTCCACCATGTCTAGAAACTTATCATCTCTCCCGTACATTTTAAGAACCTGATTTGACACCTGACCATTCCGGGCATTATACAATGAGTATAATATCAGGTCGTCAACCATCCTGAGCCCTTCTGCTGGTTTAATAGCAAATAGAGCTAAAGACTGGGCAGACTGAACTACCAACTGCCGGAGCGGTGCCATGACCAAGTAGAGGTTGTATACCAGAGACTTGGCAGTAGTGGTTGGGCTCCAGTCAGATGCGGTTCGGACTGTACGCTCCAATCTACCAAAACCTGCCTCACCTAGTGCAGTAGCTACCCCGTTAGCAGTTCCCTTGTAGAGGTCATCTACTCGGTTGGTATATCCATTATCCTGCGCCCTAATATACTCCCACGTGGTTCGCGCATCAGCTGCTAGCTTGCTGGTTCCCTCAATCTCATCCACGGTGCGAGGAAACTTCTGCTGCCCTTTAACGGTAGGAAGAACTTCCCCAAACTGGGCCATGAAACGCGCCTTAGCTGTATCACTCCAGTTCTGGTAAGACACTCGGTCAGACAAGGCTCTGATTGATGCCATCAAGCTCTCAGAAGGGGATTGGATATGCATATGTTCCATGCCTGCATTAGTCCCGTAAGCATTCTCTAAACGCTTGCCACGTAGACGCTCCGCAGACATTCCCCCGGATAACATTACCTGCCCCTCCGCTTTATCCCTATCGCCTCCACGATAATCTCCTCGGACTCGGTATTCGCCCCCGGCTTTCTCTGTCATGCTCTTCATATACTTGTTGGCGCTGACTGCGTCGGGCGCCGTAGCAATAGCTTCCCAAGACACATTACCTGAGCCATCCGTCACCTTACGCTCAATGAAGTGCGGGTCTTTATAGCGTACAGCATAGTAGCCATGGCGATAGTTGAGCATTACATCATCCTGACGGAAAGCCCTGATATAACCTTTACCTGCTGCATTAGGGTTGATGACGTGTAGAGCTTTTACCCCGTTCACATCAATAGAGTGAGCCATTTTAGAAACAGCTTTTCCCTCAGCGTACAGGGTATCTATCTCATGACGGGACAGATTACGCACAGTGTCTGTAATAGCATCATAGACAGTGGTATTATCGGCAACACGGGACGCTGGTAAATCGCGGGCGGCCTTTTTGAATCCTACCTCTGGAATCTCCAACAGACCGTATCCACGTTTCTCGTAGTTACGAACCACAGCTTGGTTGTTAAGCCACCAGTTAGTATCTTGTACGCTCTTCCAGCTTTCGAGCATTCCAATCTCTTTCTGGCTGAATCCCTCTGCACGCAACTGGGCATAATTCAAAGGCTGCCCTTTGAAGTTCATCTCCTTGATTTTATCATCCAAGGCTCGGACACGTCCCCAGTTTAAGGTCTTAGTTCCTTTGATAAAGTCATCGGCAGCTTTGTGCAGCAGCTTCTCCAGACGTGCCCCACGAGTCCCTGCTACTACTGCCCCTTTCATTAAGTCAGGATGGTAGATGGAATCGGGCGTGAACAGGTTAGTGGTAAAAGACCCCTCCCCGGAAGAGCCCGGAGCTTTTGAAAAACGGTCTGTATAGTTCCATTTAACATCCAGAGAGCTGAATTGCGGTGCGTCCAAATCTAAGTGGTCATAGTTATACTTATGGCTAATTTGTAACAGGTAGTCCCCATTAAGCTCCTCCCCCTTCCCAGCTAGAAGAGCGGCTTTGTCCTCCTTAGATATAGGGGCATAGTCATCCCCCCTACGAACTAGGATTTCAATCTCATCCTGAGTTATGCCATATTTACGTAGTGCATACTGAGCCTTGTCTACAGCATCTTTAACACTAGACCATCCGCTATCAGATGGGCCATATACGGCTTTAATGTTAAGAGGCCCCCCTTCCGCAGAAATAGAAGACATTTCTTTACGGGCCACCATGCCAAGCGTGTTCATGAAGTCATTGGTTACGTTAGCGTCTAGGGCAGCTTTCTCAGCCAGTGTGAGATGGGAGAAGCCAGAGCTGTTGGAATACCAGTTGATAACGTCAGCATCAGGCATGAACTCAAAGTCTGAATTACGCTCTGGGTGGGAAGTCTTGGAGGAGACCGACCCGCCTTCGGTGGCTACTTGAGGGGAGACGCTATGTGCAATAGCATCTTCACGACTAGCACCAAAAGCACCATTTGCGATATCTCCAGTAGTGTCTTTTTCAACAGCCTGAAAAAGATTACGAGCCATTTCTGGATTAGCATCTTTAATTACCTGCGAGAGAGATGTGGGCTGTACATCAGTAGTGGTGAACTGCCTACGGGCATTACTGACAGCTACCTCATTCCCTGTAACCAGATTCCCCTCTTGGTCGAATGTACGAGGGCCCTCTTGTTTTCCAGTTTTCCAGTCTGTCTGAGGAGACGGCCTTCTTGGGGAACCTCCTCCAAACCGGGCCCCTTCTGCTAGGTCATCGCCGGCTCGCAATGTTCTTGTGGCGGCCGCAGCCGTCCCGCCAACAAGTTTAATGGCTCCCAGCAACCCTGTTACATCCAATACCCCAATTACGTTGGCAACAGTCCTGTCAGTGACATCAAAATCGCCTGTTTCAGTCATACTACGCACCAACGCGAAGTTGGCGTGGTCACGCTCTTCTGGGAGGAGGATAGTGGAGCCACGTTCAGCAGCCATGTCTACAACTTTCTGGAGAGCGGCGGCACGTTGTTCAAATGGGATTTTGTTAAACGCGTCTGCTGCCTCTTTTGTGGCCTCTCCGGGGAGAATTGTTCCCCAGATTTTAGATAATACCCCGCCCCCCGCAATATCCTGCGCCAGAGATGCGGCTTTGTACCCCCACACAGTTGGAACAAGGTCTTCAGCCATCCCCACATAGGTGGCAGTTTTAGTAGCGTCCTGCTCCAGCTGCATTTGATTATAAATCTTCTGCTTTTCACGCTGGTATTCAAGGACAGTGTTGATGCCTGCTGCCCACACACCCCTCATGGAAGCCGCTTCTTGTGTCTCATTCGGAGCTGGCTTCGCTGCTTCCTGCGTACCAACCATAGCTCGTAGACGATATAAGTCTGAGTTGGGGTCGTTGATACGAGCAAGGGCATTAGCTTTAAATTCATCAGCCACTGCCGGGTTGGTTAAGAAGTCAACAGAAGAGCGACGATAGGCTTGTGTGTTATCTTCCTTAGCTGCCTTAGTTACTTCGTCAGCTGTAGGGCTGTATCCAAGCGTGTCGTATTCATCACGAATGGTGTTATATGTACCAGCCGTATCTCCTGGATTGGATGATAGCATTGATACATGGGCAGCAATGTTTTGGTTAGAGCTTGCGTTCGTCACCGGAGCAGCAAGCTGGTCGTCAGTTTGAAAGTCTGCCAAATCATTAGTTGCGCCTGCGTTAAACTGGTCAAGCTCTGCCATTGGTTTTCCTTATCTACATTGAAACTTAAGAGGAACTGGTCCCAGAGGAAGGGGAGGAAGTCCCATCACTGAACAAATTAGCCAACCCCTCTCCAGCTTTTGGAGCAGCTAGGTTCATAGCCAAACCGCCAATCTGTCCGATAGCTGCTGCTGTCTGCCCCGCCTGTTGCGCATTAGCTGCCCTCTGGTTAGCGGAATAGATTCCCGATGCCGCTGCTGAACGCCCAGACATTGTAGCTAGGTTACTGGCGACATTTGAAGAGAGAGCGGAAAGGGAACCTAGTTCTCCTGAACTATCCGAGGCCCCTTGGTTAGCGGCCCCTTGCTCTATCTGTGCTGCCCTAATTCTTTGTTGCCTTACCTGCTGCCTGCGCTGGTTCATCTCTTCATTCTTCTGCTGGGCCTCAGAAATATTTGATGCCTCTTCCTGAGCAGCCGCAGCCCTCTTAGACTGGCGATGTTGTTCAGTTACACTATAAGTTGTAGCGGCTGCGCCAACGGCAGCAACCACAATAGCCGCTGTTTCTACTCCCATACGTACACCTCAAATCTTTTACCCTCGGCCTCAAAGGTATTACATAACACCCCTCCAGCCATCTTACTGAGTTTTCCTTTAGGACCCTCTTCCACATAAGAGAAGACAGGCTTGTCATATCCCATCTCTCTAGCCTGCTCAATAGTTTCTCTAAGGGCCTGTCTTATTTTCTTAATAGTAGATTTATTGTGAATATACAACTCGCAATGGAAGAAAAGAAAACCTCCAGCGTATTCACCTCTTGCATAGAAGTCATCTCCTACGTAGAGGTCTTCAATTCTACTTTCCATTAAACGCTCCCGTTAACCATCATTACGTGCGACCACCCGAGAAGTTTAAACGCTTTCTTAGGCTCTGTTTTAAATAACAGCGACAACACTCTCCCTCTGCCCCTCAACCTATTCCTTGTGACAACTACATGGTTCCCATCGTTGAATGGGGAAGAGTTGTCCTCTGGGGCCCACAAACGTGTATGCCTGTAAGCTTGGAATGTTGAGGTCCATTTGTTAGAGTCTGCTAAGTTTGTCCAACTCCACTGACCCTGCACTAATACAGAACTGGAATTAACTGGTTCATACTCTGAATCAAACCCTGTTTCTGTCTTAATACAATATACAGTGAGCAGAGGAGCTTGTTTCTGACGCTGGTAATCCCCTCCGCCAGTCCAACCTGTTAGCAAATATGCTGCTGCATCAACACCTGTTCCATCCTTACTTACCCAGTCCGTGAATGTGCCGTCCCTATAATAAGAGAATGTAAGCTTGAGGTCCCCAGATTGCTCGCTGTCTATAGTGACGAAATACGTCTCAGACACCCCAGATAATACAGAGGAATCCTGTACCACCACAGTGTTAGAAGAGGAATCAACCACCGTATCTTGTGTCCCAGCAATTACCTGCGTAGATTCCGTAGTCACTTTAAATGGAGGAGTTTTTACATAGGCAACCATTCTAGGAAATGTTCCAGATACAGGTGCTACATCCGATATATAGAACGCGGATAAGTTAACATCTAGAATCAGCTCCCTAGTAGAACCAGAGGAGGACGCCAGATTATTAAACATCCATCTTACACATCGTGTATAGCGGTCGTATGTGGACTGACAAGCAACTTTATTGCCGTAGGCTATGTCATCATATAGGTCTTGGATTGTAGTGTTAGAAATGTTATTAGCAGCCCAATCCCCATACTGATTCTTAGTGACATGATAAATGCCATCCTCAGACCAATACATAAATGTGCTATCCACTAACACTACGGAGCCCGGAGAAATACATCCGTATTCAGCCAGCTTGGTGGTCATGTAGTTGGTGGCGGAGAAACCATAGCCACTTCCCCCTGTAATCTTCCACATCCCATTCTCAGCTACAACCATCAAGGCATCACCTACGTTAACCATTGCTGAGATGTTGTAGGCCCCATCCAGTCGTAAGAAGCCACCGTCTGTGTCCACCAAGTCTGGTGTCTCAGAGGAGGTTGGGTCCCCGTCTTGGTAGCATTTATAGATGTCGGAAATCTTATCTACTAAGCGACTAAACAGAACGTAGGAAGTCATACGAGGAGACTCTTTATCCCCATCTACAACCTGAGAGCTGAACCCGGCAAACCAAGCACGTCCAGCATATGTAGCTACTACAGAAGCACCACCGGGAGTGGCATCTGTTGGCAAGGTTGTAATTGGGTACTGGAGTTCTGGGTATGTGTTATATAAATCATGTACAGCCTCTAAACGGGATGCCCCACGGTTCATAGCATCGATAATAAAGAATCCCATAGGGGCTAGGTTAGTACCCAGTGGGTTATTCAGGTTATCTTTCTGGAAGTATCGACGGGTATTGCGGTCATCGCTGTCGTTAGCGTTAGCGTACAGATAGGTAATTAGGTTGTCAGAGTTGGCTTGGAATGTCCCCTCCTCCTCATGGAAAGAGAAGATAGGACAAGTAGAAGTTTCAGCATCATCCCCATCACCACGATACCGAGGGTAGGCGAAAGTTTGATTACGCAGATTGTATATATGAGCGTCGGTCTGAACAGAAGGTCTTACCTGTACTCCCTGCCCTGTACGAAGGTCTTGACCATTGATTATATCTTCTACCCCAAACATATCTCGTATCTTAAGACGTGAAGTAGTCTGGGAGATATTAGTTCCATCATAGTCAAATGCGTATATGTCACCAGAGCCCGTGGCAGCCACTAGGATTCCGTCAACAGCTGCTAGGGATATCTTACTAGTGACGTTGTTACCAATGTCGTAGGTGGCCTTTACAGCAGCGCTAAGCACTGTCGCTGTGTTATCAATAAAGGTGAGCCTACGTCCTGATTGCACCACAGAGAATTCACTCTCAGTGAAGCCTCCCGGCTGTTTCCACACAAAGGAATTGAACACTGGATTCTCTGCCGCAGAGACGTTAGCTGAGAAGGTGGTGAAGCCGCTCTCATAGTCCATCCCTAAGCGCCTTTCACGAGAACCATCTTTATTCAAGACCATGTTCTGCTCGTCAATAGACGCACTCTCTGGGAATGTTAATGGGGAGGCTTCTGTGATTATCCCACGAACAAAGGTGTTAACCTCAATCGCCGCTGTTTGTCTTGCCATTCTTGTCCGCCTTACCATCCAAATAAGCGTCAATCGCTAACATAGCGAAAGACGGCGAGGTGTATAAGCCCCGCAACAGTGAAGCGAGGACTCCTTTGCCTACATTAGAGATGGTGTACATCCCCATCCCATTCCCTTTGATGAAATAAGATTTATATTCAATAATCATTTATATCCCCGGCGACCGAAGTTTGGTGTTCGGGCTCCTTTGTGGGCTCTCCATTGCTTACCGGCAAGCCATCGATTCTGTCGTACAGCTTCCTGCTCAGCCTTCTGGTCAGCCTGTTGATTGAGTTTCATGGAAGCACGGCTCTTAGCCTCTTCCAGCAACAGCGTAAAAGCTTCCTCTGGCAACACAGGGATGAAATCATCTTCCATTAACCAGTTAGGAGTTACATAGCCCATTGCCTGTATCTTAGAACTCTGGATGGTGTCCTCCACGTTCTTATTGTAGGAATCAAACACCAACACCTTGTCATCAAAGGAAGTCCATACCGTGGGAGGCATATCGTTACGAATGAGGAGCTGTACACCTGAAGGGTCTTGGATGACATCGATATAATCTACAGTGTCATCATACTGATTCTGTCTACGCAGAAACTCATCTGGATAGACATACCTGACAGCCCTGTACACTTTCCTGTTGTCTGATTGTAAGCGGCAATCGTAGTTGACAAAGGAGAGTTCGCTGAGGTTCTCTGGAAGTGTTACATGTGTGGGAAGAGAATCATCTCCCGAAGCAATTAGATTGAGAAGTTGCTGATTGCCTCTCCAATTGCGCACATGCATTAAAGCGAAATATGTGCTCTTGACAATCTGAGCTACCTGTTGGCTCTCCACTGTGTCGTCTATGGAGTTAACTGGGTCAGCAGAGAGGTCGTTTAAAATATCCTGAGTGATATCAAGAAGGGTGAGCTTTGCCATCTATCTCTCCATAGAAACAAAAAAGGGAGGCCGAAGCCTCCCCAGAGTTCTTAAGCACCTGCGAGAGCGCCAACAATTTTCTGATAAGTGATGATAACCTTGTCACCAGTAGTAGCACCAGTGAGGGCTACAGCACCACCTGCAATCACAGGGGCAGCCCAAGTAGCAGCTGTAACTGCCGTACCACCAACTGTAACAGCGGTGACACCAGCAGGCTTCATAACATCGACAATGGCAGAGCCAGCCGGGATTACAAAGCGGTCATCAAGCAGGGCGGAGGAATCATACTGCCAAACAAAGGAATTCAGCACACCGGAGCTTTCGTCCGGGCCTTGAGCACCAGTAGCAGTACGCGGGCCGTAGAAGTTGTTAACCCCTAAGCCGCTAGTTTTTTCATAAGCCATTAAAATTCTCCTTAGTAGTTAACAGCAGAAGTGATGATAACACCAAGGGTGTCAACACGCTGTACGCCCATACCGTAACGGCAGGTGGTAACGAACTCGTCACGACGACGGTCTTTGTTACGTTCACCTTCAGTTTTCGGCATACGACGCCATGCAACCATAACAGGCTTAGTCTGGTCATCCAGAACACACATAGCAATGTTTGCTACGGCATTGGATACAGAAGTAGTACCATCAGAGAAAGTACCATGAGGCAGTCGGTTAGACAGGATGATGTCGAAACCAAACAGCTGCTGAACAAAGCGCATACCAGAAGCGAGACCGCTACGGAGAATATTAGCGCCGAAATCAGTTACATCGTGAGTGATGGTAACTAAGCCGTTCAGAGTAGCTTCAACAATCGGGTCAGCAATGAACACACGACCGGTGTCTGGGACGTTAGCTTTATCGAAAGCCAGACGCATTGCAATGAGCTGACTCAGAGCAAATACGTTGTTGGTTTCAGTAGAAGCGATACGGTGTGGGAAGCCGTTAATGGTGTTAGGGCTGGCGTTAGTCTGACCTGCGTTAGCAGTAGCCAAGAAGCGAGTTTCAAACACTTCCTGAATAGCACGAGTACCTTCAGCAGCACGCTGAGCCATCAGTGCATCAATCTGGGCACCGTCTTCACGGAGGTCATCAGTAACATACCATGCGTCACCTTTGTAATCAGTGATGGTAAGAGTTACTTCACCAGATTCAATCGGGTTGTAAACCAGCGGAACGTCTTCTGCCGCATCCTGTACGGTTACAGAACCGATGGTTTTAATGTGCAGCGTAGTACCAGAACCGAAGTCGGTTACGTTGCGGTAGAACTGCTCACCGAGCAGACCGTCATGAAGGTTGAGCAGAATAAATTGGGAATACTGCTCTGCTTCAATGAAGGCAGTGGTGTTAGTAGTTAATTGAGCCATTTAATTTCCTTAATAATCAGAGGAGACAGATTAACTGTCAATATCGTGTTTCCGATAAACCTCTTCCCTAATCTTCTTCAGGAACTCAATCTGGTCTTTAGATGAGGCTCCACGGAGCAGCGACTTACTCGGACTTTTCAACTCGGTGTCTCGAGGTGTGTCCGGGAGCGATACTGTTGACCGCACAGGAGCGCCTGAAGGCGCAGGAGAGGAAGTGTTAAACCATGCTAATACCGCAGATGGGCTGGAGCTTGCGATTTGTTTTACGCTCTCCATAGACATTCCCAATTCAGCAGCTTTACTGGCTAGAACTTCTTTTGCTTTCTCACCATACTTCTGGGTGAGCTGAGCAGATACCGCAGAAAGGTTCTGTTCGGCTAATTGCTTTTGCTCACGAGCAGTGAGAGCACGCTGTAACATTGCTTCAACAGCGCTTTCATCCAACGCCTTCGGTGCTTCAGTGGTGGTAGAAGGTGCTTCAGGTGTACGTTGGGTGGTGAACTTGGAGATAGTATCTTCGATAGACGCACGTTGTGCAAGTTCTGCTTGGAGACGCTCAGCTTCTGCCTTCCAACGTTCCGCCTCAGATTTAATCTGGGGGATGTATTCTTGGCTGTGCTTTAACGCATCAAGAGCAGTCTCAATCGAGTTATACTTAGGTTCACCGCGTTCATTCTTAATGGACATAAGCTGGTGGGCAAAGATGTCCGCAGAAGACGTATTAGTTACTTCAGGAGCCTCTTGGGTAGTTGGCTTCTGTTCAAAGATATCAGACATGTCAAATCTCTCTAGTAGTTAAGTATAAGGGTTTATACTTTAATTATTATAGAAGATTTAAGAGTAATTAATTATTATATTAAATATTATATAATTAACTATGCCCCCTAAATCCCCCATACTATATAACCATTCTTAGTTGCAAGTTCGTACAACTTTTTATTAAATATTTTTTTCTTTTTCTTCTAGCGTAGACATCATTCTCTTGATGGCTCTCGCGTAACCTACTGAATCAGCTTGTTTAAATGCCCAATTAGGGTTGTCATACGCGTTATCAGAAGTTTTAGAAGAAAGCTCCTCGTCTAACATAGACTGGAGCATCTCCATCATTCTTCGTCTCAGGAAGGAGGACGCCTTGAAAGCGTCCTGAATATCCTTAGCCTCTTGACTTCCGCGTTTCAACCCTTTAGTCCATAGCGTATTCATTACATACCCCCTGCACCAACAGATTGTTCAACAGCCAAGTCCTCTTGGGCCTGACCAGCCTGACGAGCTGTCTCTTGGTTCTCTCCAACAGCCACATTAGGACTGAAGATGTCATACCCTTTAAGGCCTGTTACATCCTCAATGAACTGCGTAAGATTGATGGCAGATACGTGAGGGGCAATCATCTGCGTAACAGCTGGATTAGAGAATACACCCATTAAGTTCTGCAGGTCTTGGGCTTGCTTAGCAAAGTGACGGGCGCCCACTGGACGTAAACGTCCCGTAGCTACAATATCCTCTTTGGTGATTGTCTCAAACAACGCCGCTCCGGTATCCCCATCCATTACGCGGATAGTGTCACTTCCATCCATATTCCTACGAGAAGTTTCTAACATAGCATTAAGAACAGGTTCTAAGAGTTCAATCTCAAAATTGGTAATTTTCTCTTGGAAGATGCGGCCCCCGGCATTCTGGAGTTGTTGAACCTCGAATGCAGTTTTCTCTCCGGGAGAGCGAATCCCCATAGCTTCACGAGGAGCGCCTGCATACGTCTCCATACGCTGTTCTAAGAGGTTAATTTCGTTGTTGGCTGCAATGACGCCATTGAGGCCCATGCCAAGCTCCTGAACGTCCCCGTCGCTGTCTAGATAGATACGACCTCCCGGTTCCCAATCAAAGTCTTCTACATCACCAATAATCTTAAGCATTGGGTGGACAGCAAGGTCCATAGCATCCGCTTTAAGGTTTTCCAAGTGGTCGATGCGATATTGCATACCAACGAGGTTATCCAAAGGCCCCATAGCCCACAAGTTATCAGAGCGGAAACGCCAGCCTACATGGAAGAATGGAGAGGTGCCGAACCAGTTAGGAATAGGTTCTTCGTGCAGCACCGCACGACGGTCTGTAATTACAATATGAACGTTCTCGTGCAGCTCACGATTGGCAATGTCATACCAGTCCCCATAGAACTCAAGAATCTCCACAAAGTCTGACATGTAGTATTCGTACATGTTTCCAAAGCCATCTACTTGGAACCCTTCGTACTTATCCCAGTCCTCAATCGTGTATGCCCCAAAATGCTCACGTAAGCGCTCACGGTCGTCTATTACCTTCTGCCAGTAGGCTTGGTCAGGGTTGGTCTTAGCAAGCTTTGCAAGGTCCCCTAGAGTGCGTACAGAGCGTACAATCTTGAAGCTCTCGTCAAAGGTAGCAGCTAATGGATTAAAAACAATATCCAGAGGAGAAACACGGTAGACGCGAGGTCCAACGTATTCAGAGATAAGTTCCCCATTAAGTTCGTGGTAATTACGCTCAAAGGTTACTGTAGCGATGGCATTGCCATAGTCGATATAGTCATACAGCAGCTTGCTCATCTCTGTCTGGAAATGGCCCATACGCGTCTTATTATCCATATACGCCTTGATGGTGTCCGCTTTCTGACGAGTAGCGCTGTCCATATCTGCCGCTTCCCATAATAACCAATTATCATTAGGGAAAAGAGCACTGATATAGTTTGAATGTAGGTTGTCCCTAATCTGACAAATCTTAGGAATCGTAGTAGAGTTTTTCCAAGGCAGCGTTTGGTTGGAAGTAGAGCGTGTATCTGTGGCAAAGATGTAATTACGCAGTTCTTTCCACTCATCTACTTTAACACGGCGTTGGTTGTGAAAATTGTCCCACAGACGTACAATCCAGTCCGATGCATTGTCTGGATGTAGTTCTGAAGTAAGGCTGGCTACTTTACTTGCCATTTAAAGCTCCTGTATCACCTGCTAACGCCACCAAAGCGGCTATGGGTAGGCAGTCTATTAGATTTAGTAAAAAACGCCCCAGAACGCTTCTGAGAAGGTTTTACGGCTATTGACACGGCAGAGGCTAAACTGTCCTTCACGTCATCGTGAGCAGGACGGGCTTGTTTCAGCTCCTCTTCCAACACTGGAGTATATCCACCTTGGAAATGCCACATCTGTAAGTTTTCATAACGATACTCAAGGGCCGCAGCAATACGCTCCTCTTTAGTACCCTCTTTAGAACTAGGGCGAAACTCATCAATAGAAATAGACATTCCATCTTTCTTGATGAAGTCTTTTAAGTCATTGACAATGATTATCTGCGCAGCTGTAACTTCTGCTCTCAGTTTCTTGAAGTTCCAACGAGAGTGGAGTGAGCGGATATGCTTGTAATAGTCTATAGCTCTGTCTGTCTTAAATCGGTCTATATCTAAAACATACACATCCCCATCCGCATCCATCCCAATCACTACAATGGCTGTATAGTCAGAGCGTCTACCTGTGGTATATGCAAAGTCTACAGCAGCGTAGACATTAAGACGTTTATCCTTGTAGTGCCAATGTCCATCATAGGAAAGGTGCTTAGGGTCATAGTATTGGAACTTATCGTCAGTAATACGGGCAGAGCCTGGGTCATTTGGGTTGTTGTAATACTGTGCGTAATACTGAACCTTGTCCTCATACTCCGCACGAATACGCGCCAATACCTGTAAGTCAAACCCAAAGGCTTTACCGTCAGGACGTACTACACGAGGCCATATAAAGCGATTGTCGGTCTCTACAGCGTATTCTTTAATCTCCCATACAGGAGAGTAGTCTAACACTACACCGTCTTCATCATACAGCTCATAGGTCTGTTTGCGCCAAGTATCGTAGATATCGCTAGGGTGGTAGCGAGTACCGCAGGCTAGAGTAAATCCGCCAGCATTTCGGATAGAGGTAAACTGGGAGGCTTTCTTACTTACATCCTCACGACCTTTCTCCGTATACGCATTCTCAGGAACCACCAAGTCATCCGCTACGATAACATCTGCGTGCCATCCTGTGGTGTTAGTGGTAAGACCTGCTGTAGCGATTGTGGCATCACGTACACCTTCCTGACGGCGACGTGGATGGTCAATGTGTATCTTAGTTTCTGTCCACTTCTCCCGCTTGCCTTCCTGCGGATGAATATATTCTGGGAAGTAACGCTGATACACCGAGCTTTCTAAAATGTTCTTAATAGCGCTAAGCTGAACTAATGCCAGTTCTGCAGTTGCAGAGACATAGAAAATAGTAATTTCAGGATGACGAGTAATCATCCATGCGCACCAAGTAGCAACCATGTGACTCTTCAGGTGGGCACGTGGAAGCATAATGAGTTTGTTACTGGACAGCCCTTCTCCCATTCCATAGAGATTGTATTCCTGTATCCAGCGATAGAACTCTTTATGAATATCCCCGTACATATAGCCGGGATGGACCAGTCTAGCAAATGTAAACAGGTCCTCCTTGGCTAATTCCCTAATCTCCTGAACAGGCTTAGGCATACGCTCTATTGCTGTGTACGCATCCCTCAACCAATCTTCCATTATTCCTCCAAGACTTTTAAGCGCTGATAGATATCAGGAATATCCACTTCTAAGGCACTATTAGCCTTATATACATTTAGGCTAGCTTTAATATTACTCACCACCGATACTAGAAGGAATTCAGCTATTAACTCAGCCTCCTCTGCACTAGCAGCTTCAAATTTTAAACCAAGCTCATAGTTCATTATAGATTGCCTTCTAGTCGTTTAAGGTCCTCTTGGAACTGCCTGTCCAAGTCAGCTTGAATACGCGTTTCTTTCTGGATATCTTCCTTGGTAGGACGCCCTGCTTTACGCTTATCCCACCCTTTCTCAGCAATCCACTTAGCCGCGTTGATACCCTGCTCTACATTGGTCTTTTTAAGTATGCTCTTAATAGCTTTAGAGCGGAGCTTTAGCTCCAGCTCATAACGCCACTCATCCACGTGTTTAGCAACTTCCTTGTTGCTACACAGACGCTGCCAATGATTCCAACCCAGAAGATAAGTAGTAGCAAATTCATATTCACCAACATCTTCCATTTCTAGATAAAGACGCTTAAGGGAAGGATATACCTTCCCATTGTATTCATAGTCTTCATCCTTTGTGGTGAACACTGCATACTCTTTATACCCTATCTCTAAAAACAGTCCCTGTGTCAAAGGAATTCCATTGGCTGTCTTAAGATTAGATTTATCCATTATTACAGCCCTTTGAGTAAAGATATAGCACTCTCAACGATTTTATTAGTTTCTTGAACATTCCCCTTGAATGTTATAAAATCTTCTTGGAGTTTTAAAACTTCTTCATCCAAAGAGTCTTCACAAATAAGAGCCCCATCTTCTATAAAAGAATCTCTAGTTTGTAACTGTTCACCAGAAATGCTAAGTCCAGAAATATTGGCATAATATTCAAGAATCCCTTTATATAAAACATCTGCGTCTTTAGAACTTGTCCCTTTCATTATTCCCCCCAAAAGCCAATACGGGCTTCTTTAATATAGTTGTTAATAACATTGTTGTTAGCCGTTATATACAGCTGCCATGAGTTTGCTAGTCCGTGTGTAGTATCTTCAGCCAATACCCAACCTGGAGTAGTGCCAGATACTTGAGCCACTAAGCTTGTATCCACCAGAGTATCAGAAGTGGAGCTGCGGCTATTTGTCATTTCTACATAAGGTGTTTCTGTAACATTACCATCAAATGCCACCATTCTACGCAAAGAGATTGTCATAACAGACCCGGCAGTTAAAGAGCCAGTATTAAAAGTTAAAAACATTCTTATATCATTAACAGCTTTCATATAAGACGGGAGTTCATAACTAAATACTAAATTCTTTCCTGCGGCTGTTGCTACGGCTTTAGAACCAGCAGTTGTAGTGGTATCTACTCTGTCATTAACAAGCATTTTAGTGGGGCGTAGATACGCATATTGATATCGCCAGCCCTTAACAGTATTAGCTGTTAAGAAGTTAGCTGGGAAGGTTGTTCCGCCAAAGGCCATTGAAGCTGGTGTAAATTTAAGAGTGTTATTAGTAGCGTTGTTGTTACCAAAATAAACTTCAGCTATTACGTTCGCACTAGTAACGTTATCCACTATGGCGTATTTTCCGCGAAGGGAAAGTGCATAGTCACAGCCATTAGCATATACATCAGATATATGATTGGGCTTAGCAGAGTCATTAAAAGAAGTATCCGTATAGAAAGTAGATACCGCAGAAATAGCATTATACACAGTGATGCGAGAAGCTTTAGTTCCTTTAGCGTTGTTAAGCAAAAGCCCTTCAGAAGAAACTGTTCTGCCCAGATTAATAATATTAATATTATCAAAATAGCAATCTTCTACATAGTTGGTCGCTACTGCTGACCCGTTATTACTTCCTGTTGGAAGAGCTTTAACATGTGTTGAATTAGTAATAGAGCACGCAGTTGAGTTGGAGATAAACCCAATTGAATAGTAAGTAGTAGATACATCCCCGCCATTCACAGTTAAGTTGTATGCATGGCAGTCATGGTTAGAAGGAGTTTCAGGAGTACCGTCACTGCCCATACCAATAGCCTGCGTCCATCCTTCAAAGTACAGGTCATACGCAAATGAGTTTTGCGCATTCACAAAGTTAACGCCATAGCCCCCAGTGCCTGTAGTAGCTGTCCTTTGAGCTATTAATTTACCATTATGTACGCGGCAATTCTCAGCTTCTAGGAACGATTGGTTATCCCTTAAATATTGTTTAAGAGCCGGGTTAACATAGCTTGTATTTATTGTAGAGGATGTTGGATAGGAGCCATCAGCATAATTAGAAAGAGCCTTATCTCTATTAGCTTCGTAGCTGCTACCTACTACAATACCACCACGCCCCTTGTTAAACACTGGGTCTAGGAACACTACTGTAGAGCCGCACAAGTCTAGCTCTGTATTACTTCTCAGGTATATTGGATAGTCTAAGTAGTAAGTGCCCCCCTTAAGCACCACCTTTCCGCCTCCCCTATTATAAATAGCAGTGAGGGCTTTTTGGAATGCATAGGAGTTGGTATGAGCGTCCGCTGTTCCGCCGTTAGCTATTGCTCCGAAGTCTTCAACACTCACAGTCTCTGTATTCTTGTCATGCTGTGTTCTAGAGACAGCCTGTGTTAAAGGCTGCTTCATCCCAATTAACGCATCTCCTAAACCATCTTCAGTAGACGCAAGTTTAATTGCTAGGTCTGCTGTTGCAGTCATAGAGAATACTGGAATGGGGTAGCCTAGGTTATTATAGCCCTGAAGACTATTAGCTCTAGCCCCCGATTGAGACATTACAGGAACAGCTTCTGGAAATCTTAATGTCTTAGATACTTCTGTATCAATTTTTAAGCTTAATGCTGCATCTCCTGCATCTACATAAGCTTTAGTAACTAAGCTATTAGGGTTGGTGACATCCACTGGATAGTTGAGAATTTCATTCCCATTCATATCCAAGGAGCGTTCCATCATGGCCCCCCCAGCCACTCCCGTATCTGCTCTAGCTAATAGCTTGTCATTAATATAATCTTCAATATTCTGGAAATTGGCATTTATCTTAGATAGGTTGTACCCACTAGTAATATCATTTAACACTATTGCCATTTTTCTTTTATTCCTTTATTCACTTACATGTTGTCTATAGGCCAGGAAAAGAACAGGCCATAGTTATTAGGAGGTCAGCTTAGCTTCTAGAGCTTTTGTCAACCTTTGGAGCTCTTCAAGAGATGCATCATTCTTTATAGAGTTTGCTCTGTATGAAACTATCCATACATTTCCTTTTGTGTACCCTAGCTCTGGTATAATCTTATCTAAGCTCTGCGTATACTTTCCATCATCATAAGGTACCCCTAGAAGCGGGCATACATCTCCAACATCAAGGAGGTCTTGTATGTAATGTACATCTAAATCAAATGGAAGTCCATATTTCTTAGACCTACTCTTAGAACTGTAGTACAAGCGGTATGCCTTCGTACCACGATATTCTTCAAGAGGGGCCGCTCTGTCATAATCTCGAACACTAGTTGATTTCTTTGCTGCGTATCTTTCACGGAGTTTTCTTAATTTGGCCTCATGCGCCTCTTCGGGTGTAGCGTACTTCTTAGGACGTCCTGCTGGCATAGTATTTTTGGGTACCTCATAATTTTTTGTAGATTCGAAAAAGGGGCAATGCACCTAATCCCAAGCCCCCGTACACCCCTACATCGACTTCCTGCATAACACTGGTTAAATTTACAGTGGTGTATATACATACAGTGGTGTATGGATAGCCATGCCTCTCACGACATATTCATTCACCTGCCCTTGCCTATTTCCCCTTATGAGTCATACACTTACGTCGTATAGACGCAAGCAAGCTTGCACATTCTCTTATACCCCTGTATATACATACGTGCGCACGCTTGCGTGTGCGTTTATATGGTATGTGTTGTGTGCATTGGCACACGGGCTATTGCTTGAGTGGAGGCAGTGCCGACACGAAACTACTGCGAGGAGGAACGATAGTGACTCTGAGCTACTGCTGACGCATCATAGATGCACGTGAGGTGATTATGGCCAGATGGTTAATAGATGTAGACGCTGGTGACGACGATACTATTCAGGCTTATGCTGGGGATAAGTTTGCCTTTGGCACTGAGCATGATATGTATGTTGCTTATGTTGTCGTCACCACATTCATCGAAAGAATGAAAAAGAATGTTGACAAGGGGAATGGTTAGTGTATAGTTAGAGACAAGAAAGCAAACATAGAGGAACGAAGAAATGAAATATAAAGTAATTGACCTAACCACAGGTTACACGGTAGTAGATGGGTTCAACAGCCGCGAAGCAGCAAATAAAATAGCTGATAAAAAGAATATTCAATACGGCGCACACCGCTACACAGTAGTAAGCCGCCAGCCAACAATAGAAGAATGCTTCAGGTAATACTTCTTAACATAGCACGCTTGACATTGACAGTGAGTGTGCTAGATTAAGTAGTAAGCAAGCAAGGCAATAGCCAATCAGTCAAGCATAAAGACGTTAAAAGCCACGGGTTGATTGCTAAATGTCTGGTGTACCGAATAGGAAACAGACAGCTTGACAAGCAGTAAGAAGTAAGGTAGTATGGTTAGCAAGTCAGGCAGGAACGGGTTAGGACTAAGGCACCAGCGAAAGCTGGGCAGGAACACTAAGCCACTAAGGCACTGACGTAGTAACAACGTGATTGGTGACAATCACACGCTCTTTAAAAATATGGCTCACACTGACAAGGAACTAATACCTGTTAGTATTCAAGCGGGACCAGATGCGGCGGCATTGACCAATTCAATATGCTAGTTAGCATGATGCGGAAGAAATGCTATCATCCAGCGCGGAGAATACAGGCACTACCAGTAACCCTTAGACGCATACATATACGTGTATGAATAATTGCAAGTGTGAGCGGTATGCTCTTTGCGCAGAAAACATAGAAGTATTTATGTAAGCGTAGACAATTTGATGGCACATAACGTCTAGCAAACGTTGCCCGTGTGGTGAGCGAAAGTCACTGGCTAAATGGGGAAGGTATACAAGGGGGTTACTAGCGCCTCCATGTAAAGAGTAACCAGATAAGGCCGTCTAGCATAAGAGCGAATAACAATAGCTCGTTAGCTGGCACAGTGGGGAATTAGTACACTGCCTAACTATCCAGATAGCGAGCTACATGATGTTCACTCAAATAAACTAAGGATGTAATTATGAACGCTTCTACTCTTCCAAACGTAGGCACCAAAGTAATTGTAACTTTCCGCACCGATGGCAACTGTAAGCGTCAAGCCGCTGCGCCGGTACAACATGAGGTTGTTGCGGTGTATACTGACAAAGACAGGCATGGTAATGCTAAAGTTAAACTGTCAAACGGGGATGTGTTCTACGTGCAATTAACACAGCGCGGCTGGTATGCTGTAAGCTAATATTTAACAAAGGGTATTCTTAGCAATGCCCTTGATTAAATGCTATCATCGCTGCAATAACGCGGTCCCCAACAAACATAGGTGATTATCATGGCTAAAACTACTATTGAAACCCTCATTGCTTCCATCAATACCATCCGTGAATCCGAGCGTATCAGCAAGGCTGAATTGTCTAAGTTTAGCCGCGAAGCAATTGCTTTCGTAATTGAAACCAAAGACGTGCGCCCTGTTAACATGCTGTTAGGCGTGGATGAAACAGGCAAGGCAATATTGTCTCCGGCCAATCGTCGTATTGCCAACCGCTTCTTCAAAGAGTTCACCCCGTTCAGCGTAGAAGGGGATGTTGACACTCAAATCATCTTTGGCAAGCTGAAAGCTAAACAGTTTGACAAATACGCAGACAAGGTAAGTGCATTCCTCGCTACTCCAGACAATGACATTTGGTCATGGCAGAAAGATAACGTACAGATGGAACCGAAGCCGGTGGACTACGTGTCTAAGCTCACTAAGGCTACGGAAAAGGCATTAAAGGACGGGCATGTGTCGGCCATTGACGCCCTCAAAGCTGTAATGGCTGGTGGCATCAGTGTAGATGATTTGTTAGCGCTCACTGGTGAACTGGCAGCACAGGCACAGGACAAGGCAGCATAATGGGGTATTTATCTATCGTAAAATTTGGAGATAGTCGTGGATATGGGGCTATCGTTAAAGAGCGGGGCTGGTTCACTACTAAAACATATACGCTTCTCCCGGATAGAACAAGCAGACTGTTTGACAGATGGGTCTGCTTGGAGACTGGAAGGGGCGGCTATGCCGATGGTATGATGTCACGCATTAATGATTTCTACAGGGGTCAATATGAAACGCGGCGATAGTGTACGTTTAACCAATGGCAAGGACAAGGGAACTGTCCTGCTTTCCCCAAGGGATGTTGACGGAATGACTATGTGCATGGTGGGCTGGGGGTATGTATCTACCAGTGAGCGTATCCCTCCACGTTACACGTGGGAACGTATTGAGGATTTAGTATTATGCTAATGCTATACATCCTAGGCGTTGTAATACTGTTTGCTATTGTTGCGGATATTGCATTGAACGCGTACATCATTAACAAGTTTCCAAAGGAGGATGAAGATGAACATCACTAATTACAAGTCCAATCTAACCCCGTCACGCAATGAAAAGTCATTGCCTAAGAGTATGTATCACGTATTCGATAAGGCTCAAGCAAAGCGTGAGAATCTGCAAGGCGGTATGTCAGAGCATAGCGCTCACATCTATTTCCCATATACACCAGCAGCGACAGCCTTTTGACCTTCTTCCCTATAGCTCATTGCATAAGTGGGCTATGTGGGAGACGTCCCAACAAACAATTCCTTTTAAACAATGCTAAAGCAACAGCGCTAGTAAGAATGCTATCATCACGATGGCACATTACATCCGCTGCGTAACAGAGTACCACGTATCGAGGAAGAAAAGCCCGTTGACATAATAGACGCTATATAATTAACTAAGGGTATTCGGTTGGGGAATCAATGCCCTTTATTAATTACATAGGAGAACAGAACATGTTGCAATTCATCTTTAATCTCATCCTCATCGCTTTCTTCGCTACCTGCTCTCTCGGATTCATCCTGTTTAACTTCCTGTTAGGCAGCGCAATCATCAAAGGCATTCTCACTTTCTTTTGGGGAGGTGTTAAATGGTTGTTTGGAATGTAACGACAATCTATTGCAAATACTGCGGGGAGGTACTGTTAACCTCGCAATGGATGTGCGATTGGTGTAGGAGGCTTCAATGATTGTCTGGATATTAAAGCTAAAGACCTACGACCAATACGATTATACGCAGACCTTCGCTACTAAAGAGGAGGCCCAAGCGTACATCAATCGTACTGACCGCCATTATTACATTCCAGTAAGGGCAGAGATAGTCCTCAAGCTGAAAGGTGATTGATATGTTATGCAAGGTTATTGGTGTCCAAAGACAGGACAACAAAGAGTGGATAGGACGCACTGTATGGCGTCTAGACGACGTTAAAGCAGGCACTGAATACCCTACAGCCATTGTCAGAGAGGACGGCTGTCGTTGCGTCTACGGCGCTGAGGTGGTGATGTTCCATCCAGATGATTTGGAGGTGATGGATGCCCCGCATTAAACCTCTCTACCAATGGCCCCTCACTGAAGGAAAGCCATTGAAGAATGAACCTTCCACTAAGCGTACTACGTACAAGCAAGGTGGTAAGAAGTTTAAACAATCCACTCCTCCCGCTCAATTGCCCAGCTCTAGTACAGGACAAAGCGATGTACATTACGGAAGTCATAAGGCAGTGAGCAAGCAAGTGGAACAGGAAAGAGCGAGGCTTAAGCTATGACCTTCTCCTTTGAATACATAGCCCGCCGTATTGCTAAGAAGATACAAGACTGCTTCTATTCCAATACGGAATTCAACATCTCTGCGCTTGAACTGAAGGAGATGTTTAGTAATAGCAAGTGTGCGTATTCAGGGAGAACAATGTCTATTGACCCCACTAAGGGTACGCTCGTTACCTTTGAACGCATCAATCCAGACTTAGGCTACATCTCTGGTAATGTATGCTTAGTGTGTAAGAGAGCTAATCAGCAAAAGGCTATGCTTGACGCATTCTATAAGGATGATTTCATTCCATTAGAAATGAAAATTAAATTAATGCGTAAGGCTCTCTATCAATTGGAGAAGAAGAAATGACTCTCTACAGAAACAAATACAACCTTCAGTATTACAGGGTGATACAGGGCAGGGTATCCTACTCTAAAGACACAATAGTTTGGTGGCCCTCTATGTTTACTGCGCGGAAACTTTTAGATTATCCAAATATCTTTGAGGTTGTAGAACATACACCCATTACGCTGGAGAATAAATAATGATATTCACCAACAAAAAGACTGGTGATGTACGCAAGCTGGTTAAGGAAGGAAATGCTATCATCCTGCTTATGCGTGATGGTGAAGGCTGGGAGTTGCTCTCTGAGAACGCAAGTGACTCTGAGCTAACAGCCCAAGCATTCCTTAAATATCTAATGTTATGGCATAAGGATAAAGGTTATGAGCGTCAATCTTAAAACTCTTTACCCAGGATGTAAACTGGAGCCAGTAAGAAAGGGGGGATATCCCGGATGGTATCCTTACGTAACATTTATTAAGAGAACTACAGATATAGAGGTCTCTGTTAAGTTGTCTAGTGGGGTGATTTTAAACTCATTTAATCCTAACGGATGGATGGACTTTAGAGTAGTAGATGAATGTTTAGAGAATAAATAGATATCTATTTATTATATTAATTATAATAGATAATTAAT